GTGAGCGAGAGTTTTGTATTCTTGGGGCATCCGAGAAAATGGGCCGCAGCATTCGTTCATGAGCGCCAAGATTTGCTGTTTTGAGAGGGCTGGAAATTGTTGAGCTCGGTTCATAGAAAAAGCCTCCTAGTTTTCCTGGAGGCGATTATACAAAAGGAAAGTCACGAGGATGGGAGTCGCACCCATGGCCTTCAATTCCATTTCAGGACTGACGCTCTCACTACTGAGCTACCCCGTGAAAAAATGATGCCCGGATCTGGGGCTCGAACCCAGCCCTTTCGCTCCAAACTCGAAAGCCCAAAACGAACGCTCTACCATGTTGAGCTAATCGGAGCGCGAGAGTTGCCCTGCGGAATCCACCGCTGTGATCCGGGCCAGACTTGCTTTTGGGATTGAGGTCACCGTTAGCCGCGTGCTTCTCGCTCATTCCCTTCGCCCTACCTACCCGCGTCCGGGCCATCGGCTCCCAGGCTTCCCCTGGGCTTGCTAGGTGCTTTTTGCCCACCATGCTGGCTAGGGTCGGCCGGACCCAAGAACCTTTTAGACTCAAAAACGCATGGGCACAAGAACAGTGAACCCAAGGCGGTCTTTCTCGTTCTTCAAAATCCATGGCTTTCCGGGTGACTCGCATGAGAGCGAAACTTTCTCCCCGCCATGCAGCTTCAGAGCGTCGAGTAAGTGAGCTCCGTTGAAAACGATCTCTTCTGTGAAAACGCACCCTTCAAATGCAAGAAAGTCCTCGACCTCTTTCAACCCGTCTGTCTTTGCTCGGAGTCGGCAAAACGTCGCGTCGAATGAGAAGCGCACGGCTGAATTCTTTTCCGCGAAAAGCAAGACGCGGCCCAATGCTTCCTTGAGATCCTGGGTTTGAAAAGAAACGGCCTTTTCTGGCTTGCTCGGGACACTGTGCCACCAAGGAGGGAATGCGCCCTGAATTGTCTTGGTGCGAAAAGAAAAGTTTTCATGCTCAAAGCTGAATTCTCGATCATCAAAAGAGATCCTCACGGTTTCGGAGATCATGTTGGCACAGTAGCTTGAAATTTCGGCAAGTGCTTTTTTCGGGATGAGGGGATAGGAAACCACTGCTCGGCTCGGAAATTCCGAAGCATTTAAAAACTCCCGAAATAAGCGCAAGCCATCGGTCGAGACTCCAACTAGGCTGCAATGGTCCAGCTCCAAGAGTGAACCTTGAGCGTAAAATCTTGCATCTGACTCATTGAGGTATTGAGAGAGGCGCCCAAACAATTTGCCGAGCTCGAGGCCTGGGAACGTCCAGAAAGCTCCAGCGTTCTCTGTGGAAAACGTCAGCTTATTTCGCACTGGGATCAAAGAGAACCGAGCCACAGATCGACCCTGGCGCAGTTCAAGCACTCCGTTTTCCGAAATGAAAGAGACATCGGCTTTCTGGTCCAGTTTCAAAACGTACTCAAGCACTTGAACGCCCGAAAATTGGATCAAGGTTTCGACGGCTGGCTTTTCGAGTTTCAAAGCATACTTTGCCGACATGAAGGGCCCGCAAGAGATCAGCTCAATCCCGCTTTCTTTGGCTTCGAGCTGTACATAGCTGGCGCCCGAAGAATCGACAGCGCGGAGTCTACCGAGAGCCTCGGCTAGTTGACTTGCGCGTACAAAGGATTTCATTCGCCCTCCTCGTCAAATTTGGTTGTTTCGTTGCCCCAAGAATCCCACCCCGGCGAGGACTCCCTGGCGAACATTTCAATGCGCGGAATATCGCCATAGAGGGTCACTAGAGCGTTGCGAAAGTGTGCGGGCTTGCGGGAGTGTTCTAACCGTTGTTCCAAAGCCACAGAGAGCACTCCGGCGTTTTCCCGCCTGATGCCTTTACCCCTGACGCCGAGTAGGCAAAACTCCGCGTTAGATCTCGTGTGGTGCCCCATGCCCCAAAAGAGCTTTCCGGTTTTTGTGGTCTTGACCCAAGTAAAAAGCACCGTCTTGTATTCAAATCCCCAGGCAGAGAGCAGCTTCAAAGCCTCTGGCCACATTGGGCCCGTGGTCCACATTGCCATCGCGCAGTTATCCGCCGCCATTTCTTGGACCTCTGACGCCAGCGCTATCAAGCCCTCTGGTGACAAAGTTGGGTAGTGTCTCTCAGCTCCGCCCCTGTGTAGGCTCTTGTCTTTGTATTGCCAAGGGGGATCGCAATAAATCAGGGAGTATTTCAAAAGTGTATGACCTTTTCTTCCGATGCTAATTTCATTTGCGCCAACTTTCGCGCACAGATGATAATTTTACGTGCCTCTTCTCTATTCGACCAAGGCCTGCACCACCGATCGATTTCCGTAAGAAGAGAAAAGCAAACACTTTGAATCAAATAAAATTCTTTCTGATTAGCTTCACTCAATTTGGACGAGTCAGTTTCGTGTACGCCGCACCTAAAGAGAACATCTTGTAGCCGATCTCCAGCGGTTTCTATTTTAATAGGCTTAGAATTTCTCTTTCGAGATACCCGTTTTTTTTCTCCAACAGGAGTCTCCTTCGGATTACGATTTTCGGTCATTGTTTCCCCTCCATGGCAATTTTTCTGAGGCCCCGAAAGGATTCTGTTGAATTAACAAAAGGCGCTTCGAGAGTTGTCATGTGGTCGTTTAACGCCTTCATGATCTTGTATTGGCCTGTGGCCATCGCAACAATTTTTTCCCGGTCTGGTTTTGTGATCGATTCGTAGAGTTTCTTTCCCCGCTTGTACCAAACGGATCCTTTTCGGACTCGGGAGCTTTTCAATCCGTGCTCTTCCCAAAAAAGAGAAAATCGCACCCATCGAAACAAGTCCATTTCATTTCCCCGCTCTCTCATGGTCAATAGCGAGTTCGCGGACCTGTTCTTTCGAGAGAAGAGGTGGCAAAATTCTCCTTGAAATCAAATCGTCAAAAACATCTTTTGGAATACCATTTTTTGGTTCGTCAATAGTCATCTTCCCTCGGATATCCGAAAGAGCCGCACTCATGGCAGGCGCGTCAAAATAAAGCTGTGCGGTTTCCATGTCGTCAAGTTCTATGATGATTTTCATTCATACGCCTGCTTCATAATATCCTCGTCGACAAATTCAGCACACCATTCTGCGATGGTCTTCATGACAGCTTTTCGCCATTCCATCACGCCACAGTTTGCAGGAGTCCGCTCGGCTATGGCACAGTAATACGCTTCTGTGAGCACGCCATCCAAGCCATGCTGTTTAACAAAATCTTTCAACTCCACTCCAACTGTCAGACTCATTTTGGCGACTCCTCGCACAATAATTTTCCCAAATGAAAACCAAGATCTAAGCCTTGGGTAAGAATTGTCACGGCCCCTTGAGCGAACACCAACACGAGAAATCCCAGAAGCCCAAGGGTAATAACCGTGCTAACCAGCCTGTATTTCCCAGTGCCTTGTTCACTCACAGGGCTCATTACCAAGCTCCTCTCGAACGCAAGTCCCGTTCTTCAGGCAGTCCAGATTTCGACAGTCGTCTTTTCGGTAAGTGTTTGTTCCCATCATTCTTGCTATAAACAAGACCGCACCTATTGCCGCGCAAGCAACCAAAACAAACAGAAGCACCTTCAAAAGAAACATCATGCCCCACCGTGCTTTCTGTTTGCCCTGTATGCCTTTCTTGCGGCGCGTTGAGCCTTGGTCTTAGCCTTCCTGTTACTGCGCTCCTGGTTCGATATTTTTGGCCTTTCTGGAACCTTCGCGACCATGCGCTCTTTGATGAGCGAAAATCCTGCGATCTCTTTCGCACCAAACCCACTTGCAAAACTCAGGATCCCGTCTTTCAATGCTTTCATTTCTCTTTTCTCCCGTAGATTGTGGCCAAGCCCAAGCCAAGCAAGGCGCTGTTTAGATTCTCGGATCTGTCTGAGCTTGAAATGTCACCCAGGTATCGCCCAAACAAGTCTGATTTTTCTGTCTCGATCAGAACGTGAGTCCATTTTGCAAACCAAGCAGACACAAAATCCGTAGCCTCCTTGGCTTTGACGCGCTCGGCCGGGTCTGAGCTTTTCAATTCTGGCGCGTTGATCCTGGACAGCCGGACGCGCTGAAAGATCTCAACCTTGAAGCCCAGATCAATTTTAAGATCAACAGTGTCACCGTCTACAACTCGGACTAGTTTAGCGCGGTAGGAGTACATGTAGCGCCCCTTTCGTTCATTGCTCTTTCAGTGATGTTTTCAAAGGCTGAGAACTCGTCTGGGAAAAATCGTTCAGTTAACTGGCCCGCTAAAACCGCAAGGCCAAACAGCCTTTCAGCCAAGTCTTGGTCAGAAACTTCACCAATTTCTTCGCCCTCGATTGATGCCTTGCGAATAAACTGTTCTAAAGGCCCACAATATATCTTCGGGTACTTTTCGATCCTTTCTTGCACTTCGAGAGGCAGTCTTTGGAAGTTGATCTTTGTGCCAGCGCCCACAGCCCCCAGAGCTTTGATCGTGTTTTTTGCCTTGCTTTCGTTGCTCACTTAGCGCCCCCAAGCTTCCCGGCCACTTCCTCAGCCGCTTTGCTTTGTGTTGCAGGAGCCAGGGCGGAGAACAAAGCTTCCCGCGTTGCTTCGCCATCCTTCAGGGCTGTGTAGCGACCGCGCATGTCAGCTAGGATTGATTCGGTCCAAAACTCGATCTTGACCTTGGCTTCTGTTTCGAGCGATGCCTGATCAACGCCGAGGCCCGCAAAAGCGTTGACGCACTTTTTCACTCGGTCGATCAGTGGGGCTGCGCCTTCGCCCTTGCGCAATGTTTCTTTAGACTTCTCCAGTGCCATATCGATCAGATCGGCTGGCAACACGCGAGCCAGAACGCCACGGACTTGACGCGAAGCATAGGAGCCAATGAGCCTGTTAACATCGCCGACATCGTTCAGGTGCTTCTTGACCTTGGGCCCATTGGGATTCTTGTAATCCTTTACGAGCATGAAGTGGTAGACACGAAAGGCGTTGCATACACGAATATTATCTTCTTTGTCCCACGCATAGGCTTCGAGGTCAGTAAATGAGCCCTCAACGTCTTCTCCAACAGCAAGCTGACGGACGCCAAAGTCAATGTTTCCGTAACAACGGGCAATATGTTGGATCAGGTGAATGCTCGCGCCAGTGACGGGCTTCCCGCCGATTGGCAAAGAATACTCCGCACGCTCCGCAAGGGAGAACCTTTCAACTCCCTCAAGAATTTTGCGCTCGCATGTGACGAGGCTGCGTGGGTGGGCTTTTGACAGCATCACGGAAGCTTGGAGCTCTGCTAGTGTGCGGGTCATCAAAGCGTTGGCTTGGACTCCTTGCACGCTCTCAAGCTCCAATGGTTTTATGGACTCCAGTTGATTCATGTTTGGCTGCTTTGCTATCGCGTTCATTCGATCTCTCCTTTCACAAATGCCCAATGTGGTGGCGCAACGGTAACAATGGTGGGAAATTCGGACGTGTAGTTCTTTTCTTCCAAGCACTTCTTGGCGTTCTCAAGAGCGATCTTCAGCATTGCCTCTCCCGCTCTTTCCATATCCTCATTTTGGACCGCAATACAAGCAGTGAAAGGCGCTTGTTTCTCAACGGCCAGAACACAAACCCGTGGCAAATCTTGGCCTGTCGCCTCTTTTACAACGCGACGATACCAGGCAAACTGCAAAGGCCATTTGTAATCCCAAAACACGTTCTGCAAGCTACGGTGATTGATCTCAGCCATGCTCTTGAAGTCGCCCCAGAGCTCAACAGAATCATTCAAAAAGTCCAGACGTGCCTTGCCTTCGATGCCTTCCACGTTCGCGAAAAAAGAAACTTCGGCTTCCATTTTATCCGAAAGAAGCCGATCGATCCCTTCAAGCCGCATCACAGCTTCGCGCATCTTTTCGAGGGTCCACATTTCTTCGGCCTTCAAGATCTCTTTGTCTGGGTGCTCCGCCTCCAGAGCTTTGAAATATGCCTTCGCATCCTTAAGCCCGTAGTGCCCAAAGACCTGAGTCGCTGCCACATAAGTTTTTTTGAAATTGTGCGGCTCAAGCAAAAACGAATGGAACGCTTTACCGAAACTCAGCGCCTTTGTTGTCTTTCGAGCGAAGCTTGGAGCTGTCATGTACTCCTGTAGAGCCAAGGGGCTTTGATAGGCCATCTTCATACTGGACGAACCCAACGCCCTTTGTGCGTGATAGATCGTCTCGTCTAAATTCGCGTGTTTCCCTGGTTCCATTTTTGGCCTCCATAGCCTCGTATATTGTTATGATCGCTGCGCTCATTTGGCTTTCAAGAATCTCAGAAACTCTCTGCGCCGATTTCAGCCAAGGTTCAATTTCCTCTTGGTCATCCGATTTAGGGACATGATGGATAGCGCCGTCAAGGAGATTCACCGCTGTGAATATCTTCTCTTTCGCATAATCCACGGCGGCCTGATTCAAATTAAGATCGCTTGGAATTAGACGCCAAACCGTTTCGATTTTCATCTGGCACTCTCCAAAATCTTGGCCACAAGCGCCGATAGGGTCGTGCCTTGTTTCACGGCCTCAACTTTAAAGTGCATGTAAAGACTCTTTGGAATGAACAGCCCGACCCGCATTATTTCGGGTTCCTCTTTCTTCATTTGTTTCTTCTGTATTCGCTTTGTTGTCATTGATTATCTCCCATTGTTGCCCCGATTTGCAGAGCATTTGTACCCTCTTCTTGCTCTGGCATTTTGCTTGGTAAAACTCAAGCGCCAGAATCCTACTTCTAAACTTGTGAATCTCTCCATCGAGGCACTTTCCCTCCTTCAATTCGCCACCGACTACTACGCGCCAATAGGTAACGGGCGTTCTTTCTCTTTCCATAAACCCTCTTTTGTTTGGGGGGAATGCTTATGACTACACGGACGAGTAATGCGTGTCCACCAACACGAGAGAGTTTTCAATCGCAAAGCTCTTGAGGCTGCTCAACTCCGACCTTGGCAAGAAGACCCCTGTCACTAGCCACACCGGACCAATAGCCTCGGCCTTCTTTGGGCCTTCGGAATCGTTTCACGTAGGACTTGTTCCAAATCGAGGCAACAGTGATCACAGTGCCAGCCTTGTTTATCTCGACCACTTCCATCACGCTGGCGGAGCCCACATAGAACACCGTGATGCGTTGGCCGATGAAGACCTCAATGCTTGCTTGGTCGATTGTTTGCCGGCTGGCAGCGGAAGCGAAACGAGCTTGGATTTCGGAAGTGGAAAGCATTGGCAATCTCCTGAAAGAGTGTTCCCGTGATTGGGATATCTGATATGTACACATGCGTGTCTCGCGTGTCAAGCGTGTAGTGCAAAAACTTTCAAGCTTGGACCTGCTCGCGAGGCTCGCCCTCTGCGATCCGGGTCACTTGAATGTGTTCCTTGATTTGAAAATACTTTGTTTCAGCGGGTTTTCCGTTCTCCTGGGTTCTCTCGACAACCTCTCCGGCATACCGAGTCACACCATGCACCTCGTACCCGCGCCGTCGAAGAAGGTCTTTCTTCCCGTCGAAAAACGAATCAGCCATCGAAAGGGCAGAATTGGGCGCCATCTCTGCCATCATGATCCCACTGACCCCGATTGGAAAATCTCGATAGGGGATCGAACTGTCTCCCTTTGGGACTCTGGCCGCCTCAGCCTCGCCATTCATCCAGCCCATTTTTTGCTTGAGGGCTGTGAGGGTGGGGAATTTTCCATCCTGGGCAAAACTCCTCAGAGCTTTGATAACTTGGTCCAGAGGCATGTTCATGCACTCTTTCTCAAAGAAATCTAAAACCGTCGGAGCCGGGGTCTTTTCCGCCGCATCAGCGACAAGTTTGATCATGGCCTTGAGTACCGCTTTTCGTTTTTCTTTTTCAATATCCATTGGTTGCCACCTCTCTTGAGTCGATTTGAAGGGTGCTATCGCGCTGCTCGGTCAGCATCGACGCTTCGTTGTCTATAGCGTCCAGGATCTCGCTGATCGAAGTGCCGTTCGCCCTTGCGTGATCGATCTCCTCAAACACGTCTTCCACGTCTGAAGCCCTTTCAATCCTTTCAGCTCTGGCCTTGGTCAGCCTTTGGCCTTGGTGCATCTCAATGCTGTATTTGTGAGCGTTTACGATCATCATACCGATCGGGTGGCATTTGTTGCTCAACCATTTGTCGTTATCGCCCAAAAACCAGGCAGGCATAAGAAGGGCTGTTTCAAGCCCGTAGTCAGCGATTAGACCCTTTAGCTGTGCATTGACTCTGGCGCTCCTCTTTGGTGCCATTCCGTACCGTCTATGGACCGCGTTTGAGTACATTTCCCAGACCTGAGTGACCGGGTTTGCAGGCGGCGGCGCGCCGGCGGAAAGTTTTCCCTTTTCCCGATCCCGATCCGGGGAAGGCTTTAGAGCTGGAGGATTTGACCTCTGACCACCCTCTGCGCTCCCTCTGGGCTTTTGGCTTTCTGCTTCAAGAGCGGCTGTTTGGTTCCTGGCTGTTTTTGGTTTTTGAACTTCAAGAGCCAGTCTTGGATTTGCTTTGGAAGCGCTGGCGGCTTTGCCGTCTGCATTCTTTAGAATCTCTCTTCTATTATTCTCTTTCTCTAAAGGTATGGGAGCAAGTCCAGGATTTGGACAGGTTAGTCCAGGAGGTGGACTTGACTCATTTTCGGTCATTTTATTTTGGACAGGTTCCCCACCGCCTCCCAGCTTGAAGACCCACTCCTTTGGCTTCAAAAGAAAAATTGCTCCTCGCTTTCCAGGAGCACTTGTCCTTTTGACCATGTTGACTGCTTCCAGCTCTTTCATGGCTGTAAAATATGCCGCTCTGCTAATTCCGGCCCTTGCTAAAACTGTCGCTTCCTCAGCCCAACATTTCCCCGACCGGTTTCCGAAATCTTTCAGGCAACAATAGAGCCAAGCTGTTGTCGGCTTAAGTCCCACATTGTGGATTGCTCGATGAACTCTAAAAAATGGATCACCATCTAGGTCGACAATCTCAACATTCACTCCCTCAGTCATGGCCTACCTCACGAGTAGTCACGATCATGAGGCCAGTGAGCGAGTTTTTTTCTTTCCACATGCACAGAATGAGCTTTTGTTTTTCAAGCTGCTTTACAGCTTTCAAGAGATGAGCTTCTGAGAAGCCAAACTTCAGGCACTCGGTTTCAGTGAGCAGATCGAAAGGAATGTTCCCATCATGTTTAGTGGTTTTCCTAGTGTTCCCAGACCTGTGGTGGTGCTGGTCTGCCAAGTTTTTAAAATATTGCTGCTGAAGCAGATGAAGGATTAAAATCTGCGCTCGGATGTATTTAAAGTTTCGTATCTCTCTAAAACCAAGAAAAACGCCATTTTCTGAACCGCCGAAATGCATTGCAATCTCCCGCTTAGGGGTTGCAAAAAGCAGGGCGCTGAGGTACCTGCAAAGGGCAACACACCGTGATTGTGTTGAAACCAAACCCTCGGTGAACCACTCATCGGGGGTTTACTGTTTCTAGGGGCCGGAATCGGAACCGAAACTGAATCTTAATTGTCTGGGAAGAGTCCCCGAAATACCACCACCCCGGCCGCTTGGTCAAACTCCTGTCAGCGCCTAGTGTTTGCAACAAAGGCCCCGCCACTACTTGCGTTTGTCACACCCCTCGGCGAAAATGTCGGAAGTTAATTCAGGTTTACGGAATACAGATTGAACTCTAGGATCGGAGTTTGAATGGACCAGATTTTGTTTCCGGATCGATTCTATGAACCCCGCAAACCCGGCTCGGCTGTGGGCATTGATCCTGGATCCACTGGGGGAATCGTTAGACTCGCCCTCAACCAAAGCGGCCTGCTCTTTGCAGAGCGCCACGTTTTGCCTCAGGCTGATAATCAGGGCTCAAGTCAGCCCCATGTGCCCGTGTTGGCAAACATGCTGCGAGTTTGGCAATCACCTGTTTGGTGCGAGGATTGCTATTTTGCCAACCGGAAAACGAACCCCACCACCCTGATCCACATGGCGAAGAACCTGGGACGGATCGCCGCCGCCTCTCAGCTCGTTTTTTGCCCCCTCGAATTCGTGGCACCTCAGAGCTGGCAATCAAAGATCTTCACCCCTGGGCGCTCGAACAAAGGAGCCACAAAGGCGGGGAGCTTTGGGACGCTCGAAGATCTGGGCGTTGACCTCGACGAGCTGATCCCCCCAGGCTGCCGCGTACCGCACGACGGGATCGCAGATGCTCACCTGATCGCTCTCTTCGGCCTGCTCGCCCAAGGATGCATAATAATGAAACAAGCGGATAAAATGGAGGCCCCAAAGCGTGTCAAACAGAAGGTGGGTTAAGCGCCCCGATGAAATTGAACAGATGCCGCAGATCGAAAAAAACAATCTTGTGGGAGTTGGCCGGTATGCCGACGGCTCCTATTTTTTGGTCTGCCGTTTTGAACAGCCGCAGAGCGCTCGGGACTTTTGGCGCGGCTTCAACTCCATTCCGCCCGACCCACGGGATCAAGATCAGATGCCCGATTTTCCGGCTGTGAGTGAAGTCGCTTCCTCATTTCGCCAGCGCGGGAAACGGTTCAGACTTTACGTTGAGCAATATTTTTTTAGCCGCCCGAAGCCTGTTATTCTCGCCGACCTGATTGATTGCCAGTCCCTCAAACCCCAAAGGAGTTTTGACAATGAAGCCAGCGCATGAAGCCCAGACGGATCTTAAGAAACTGGACTCCGAAGATTACAAGCCTTTTTGCGAGGTCGAAAAAAGGGACATCACGATCTTTCTGGACGATGCAGGAAAGGAGGAAGCGAAACAGAACCTTTTGGACACCATTGATGCCATTGAGGCTAAAGAAGCTGAGATCAAGGAGGTGTCGAAAGGGCTGAGGGATGAGCTGAAGAGACTCAAAAGCGAGTCGGCTAAATATCACAAGGCTTTGAAGTCTGGACAGCTCCCCGTTCACGTAGAGGGCCTGCTTGTTTACAATGGCCGTCAAGGCAAAGTCTGGTTTGAGCACCAAGGCAAACGCTACCTAGAGCGCCAAATGCACTCGCACGAATATCTAAAAGGCCAGCCGACGCTGTTCGAGGAGCGCGAAGCCGAGATCGCAGCTCAAAACGAGCTTGCAAAGCTGGATTCGCCAGACGCTAAATTGGTGGCGAGTACAGAAGACGGTAAGGTTACAAAGCTCCGTAAGGGTCCACGGACTCACGCCGATCTTGAGCAGAGCAAAGAGGAGGCCGCTAGACAAAGAGATCTTGATGAAGTCCGCAGATCGGAAAGCTCGGTCAAAGGCAAAGCCGATCTTGTTTCAGAGGTGGGCTAACAATGAAAAAAATCATCTTGCTGGCTGCGCTACTGGCTTCCTGTCAGGCTTTCGAGAAAACGCCCTTTCCGGCTCCGCCAACAGCCACACCTACCCCGACGCCACCTCCGCCCACCCCAACGCCGGAGTCGAAGCCTAGCGTGTTTTTTGGACCCCGCGAAGTGCCGACTAAAGCCCTGGTGACCTTCTACCTGTGCGAGCCCTACAAGCCTCGGACGGAGCTTTTCGCGTTGCTCCCGAACGAAACCCGCGTGTCTCTTGGATTTTTCCGGGACAACAGCGCGTCGGGCTGTATGCAGCTTGACTATCCAGGGCTGAACACAGCCAGCAAAGGCCCGTCAGATCTGCGTTGGTTTGAAGCCAACGGGAACCTGTGGGGAATCTGGGTTCAAGACCGGAAAAAAGATTGAGCTACACGCTTGACACGCGAGACACGAGTGTGTGATACAGATAACAGCTTCCGACAATGGAAGCCCACTCTTTCAGGAGATTTTAAAATGCTCACAGTTCAACAAAAAGCCGAAGTTCTTTACATGTACCTCAAAGCTCAGGGCTATGACTCTGCCGCTGCCTTGGCTTTGACTCCAGAATACCAAGACGCACAAACCCAGAAGGATCAAGCGGAGATGATTCTCTCTAGGCTTTATCCTGGCCTGTATGAAAAACTTGAAAAACTATTCAAAAAAGCTGGAATTCTTTGAAAGGAAATCTGCCAATGAAAATTAACCAAGAGTTGCTTGACCTCCTCGGCGCTAGTCCGAGCGAGCTTGTCGAGCTGTTTCGAGAGTCTTTGGATTACTCGCAGTTCTGGGAGTGTCTCCCGTATCATGAAGAGATCGAAGAGGAGAATTTGGAAGAACTGTACAAAGCGATCGATCTAGGCCGAAAAACAGAAGACAGCGAATGGTATGCAGTTTGGGAGAAGGTGCAAAAATGAAACCATACAGTGTTACTTACAGTTACGACGCTCGAGACGATCTCGGCAAAGTCCCCGAGAAAACCGCTGACTGCGAGAACTACTCCGAAGCTCTCGTGCTTTTTCGGACGTATGCCAACGAGGCCAGAAAGGATGCTTTCGACGGGGCCTATGTGAAACTAGAGAAGAACACCGAAGATCAAAGCTGGCCTCTGAAAGTCATCATCAACGAAGCCAAAGAGGGACAAGATCCCATCTGGAAAATGACTCTTCCGAGGAGGCCAAAAGAGTGAGCAGTCGCGGGAAATCTCTGTACGCCGATTTTGAGAAAAAGGTAACGCGAAGCATGAACGCGATGGGGTGCTTTCTCGTCGCTGTGGACAAGTCGAGGCCAGAAGGAAAATTTTACCTCGTTGAAATGCTTGGCGCTCAGGTCTGGAAAACGCACGCTGAGGTAGTGGATCTCAAAAAATCACCCTTTTTAAGAAGAAAAGATCGAGGGCTCCTATGACCCGTCCTTTGCGTGGAATTTTAACCACAGCCCACAAAGAGCTTTGCAATGATGCTTGTAGGCTTCTTGGCGACGCCCCAAGCAGAATGATCCCGACACACAACGGGAGCGCCACAGAGCAATGGATCAACATTGTCTACCGCACCGCAGAGAACATGCTCCGAGGGCTGCCTATCCCTGCTTTGCGAAGGCGCTACGGCTTAACGCTCGTTCGATTGGGGCTCTGTAAGGGCTTCGATGTGATGGGCGAGCCTCGGGCATCACAGGAAGCGATCGTTGAATGGTGGGTAGTGCCCGCGTCCGGTTCAGCTTTTGACGTGCGAGGAGCCGAGGCTCTTAGAAACTGCTCTAGGGCGCTCATGACAAACGGAACAAAATTTGAGGTAACGCTCAAATACAAAGCGGGGGTGGATCTTGGTTGAATTCTATTGGGGCTCAGTCGTGATCACCGCTGCTTTGATGTTCGTCCTCTTCGCGATCATGGTCCTCTTTGACATCTTCGGGCACAGGATCAAGCGGTTTGACCGAAAGACTCGGTATGAGATCGGTGAGTGTATGTGCCTGGCCATGTTTTTGCTCGCGATATGGCTCCTGCTAAGTCTCGTTCCACTTGGTAAATAAACGCGAAAAAACCTCGCTGAAACAACTCCAGCGAGGCCCTCGGACGTAACCCAACATCCGGCCGAGCTTAAGCGGGCGTTGGCTCCACGGGGGTGGGCTCAGGAATCACAATGGGCTGAGGAGCGGGCAGAGGATCAACAGGAACAGCCACAATCAAGCCCGCACGGAAAGCAGCGGCCTGAGCCTTGATTGCCGCAATCGCTGCAATCTGATCCTTGGCATCCACGAGCTCGGCTAGGAATTTATCCAAAGCAACGTCGTCAGCCTCAACCACAGCGGCCACGGCCTTGGCGGCGGACTCCGTTACGTTTGCTTGTGCTTGCGCCAGTTGGGCCCCAAACCCGGATTCGAGAACGAGAACATCTTGCAGCGTGTCAATTTTCGCTTCGAGGAATTTCATTGTGCTAATCTCCATTTGGCGTCAGTGCCATCAACACCCTACATGGAAGGCTATCCAATGGAAAAGCACGGAATTGATCAGCTTGAAAAAGTCATCGTCATTACAGTGACAATTGCGAACACAGCGGGCGTTGTGCTCGAGGACGGAAAGGTGGGCTTTGGCGATATCGGAGCACTCCTGAAGCTTGGCCAAGTCGCCGACCTTTTCGCCGAAGTCGATTTTGCTGCCACCTTGCCACAAGCTGCCGACCTCTCCGCTGAGGAGCTGGCGAAGCTGAAAGTTTCCCTTGTGAAACTGGATCTGCCCAATGATTTGGTCGAGCAAAAGATCGAAGCTCTGATCCTTGGGGCGGGCGAATTCTACTTGGCTGTGAAGAAGCTTGTCGGTTTGGTCAAGGCAGTGGCGGCGTAATCTTTAGCGGGTCGCTGCTTGGTGGGCTCCACTTTGGTGGGCCCTTTTTTTTTGGCTTGAGCGAGAGGCAGAGCTTTCGCTCGGCTTGGGTGGGCCCATCTCGGCGATCTTATCAAGAGCCAGAGCGACTTGATTTTGCAAGATCGTGTGGTCCTGTCGCATCTCCTTCATTTCTTTCTGCATCGTCTCTTGAGTGTCTTTCAACGCCTGAGGGAGCTTCCAGGCTGCTCGGGCTATAACTGTCACCCCTCCGGTCATGGCCGTCAGCATGGCTCCAGCGATGATCTTCAAAACTTCTTGCACCGTCTCGTTTTCCATCACCTGCAAAAGAAGGGACATAGTTGATCACCTCTATGAGAATCGCTCTTAGGTCTTGAATGCACTCTATCACTGCATCCACCTCGCCGGGCGTTCCCTTGCCTCCAACTGGGTCGAATTTGCCAGCAATCTTTATGAGCAGGTCATTCTGTTCCCTAAGCTCTGGATACATTCGGGTGGCTGCGTGTACCCTTTGGGCCCACAATCTTATTTTCCACAAAGAAGCTCCGGAGTTGTGTAAGGCGACATGGGATCGGGCTTGGATTGAGTTTTCGTCTTCCATGTTTCACCTAAAAGAAAAGGCCCTTTCGGGCCGGGGTTCTCACTGAGGCTTTTGTGCCTCTGCCTCTTTCGCCTCGGCTTCCGCTTTCTTGCGTTCCTCCTCGGCCTTCTCTTTCGCGTATTTGTCCCGGCAAATGCCAATCACGCCACGCACAAGCTCAGGTATCAGCGTCATAAGAAGCGAGGCCCAGTTGATCATTTTGACTCCTTTGCTCGATCCAAATTTGGATCGAGTGAACACCTCCGGAGATCCCGGAGGGTTGGTTAGCGGTCGTTTGCTCTAACTGCTTGCGCGTGCAAGAACTGCGTACCCGTTCCGCTTGTCAGTGAGACTTGAGAGGTTCCAAAGTAGTTTGTTGTCGATGTTACGCAAATTCTTTTTGGCGGAATCGAACCAGCTGCAACAGAACTGTTAGCGAAGAACGCTAGTCTCGTGTCCCCTAATGTTGATCCCGTGAACGCCCCCGACGCTGTAGTAATAGCGATGTCAGTCGATCCTGTCCCAGAGAGCGTGCCTGTTGAGTTGAGAGTAGAGGTCACAGAAAAATCCCAACACCCGGGAGTCAATGGCACTGCTGGTGTACTAAAAGGCGTGTTGTTTACTGCGTTGCTTGCTGTTGTGTTCGACTGTGACAACCGCTCCCCAACCTCCCCCGCAATCGGAGCCACACCCGTGCCCGCCGCTCGCACGGGGCTTTGGATGAAGACGGGTTGGGTGTTTTGTGAATCAACTCTTTCAAGTTTTAGTTCGCTCTGCCTTTCTGCGTTTGCAGTTGCTGAAATTATGTGTTGACAATCCCCTCCGCCGCCAGCCTCTCGCGCCGCCTGAACCGCAAAACCGTAGTTTGTCTGAAAAGAAGTAATCGTAACAAGTCCGTCTAAAGAAGTTGTGTTGTCGAAAGATCCAGAAATACCAGCCGTACCAATTGCACCACTCACTCTGTTTCCAAGAGTGTCAAGAATGGAAAAATTACATTGAGTCAAAGCTGTTAGAAATGTTGTTCTTAATGCTCCGTTAAATGTCAGTCGATAAATACCGGCTGGTATGTTTTGGTAGCAGGCTCCCAAATCATTTGTTGCAAGCCCGCATGTCGATGAGGCAACAAGAGCGCCACCGGTTCTTGTCTGAGAAGAGTAGTTTCCACTATTAAACGTGGTCCAAGATGTTGCTCCATAGCTCTGGACTCCGCTCCCTGTAAATTTTGTTCCACCAAAAACATTCTGACTCCCCGGCGTGACTGCTGTGTTGGTGATGGCCCACTCGGCAATCGGCACACGCGCACTGAAAGAGAAGGTATTCGTGCTTGGGAATGTTGTCGCATTCACCCCTGTCAACGGAGCAAGAGTTTCTGTGTATTCACCGACACCAAATACAAAATAATTCACACCTGAAGCCGTAACGAGTGGGCCGAATTTGACGTTGTTATCTGCTGTTGTATTTACAACATAGGTTCCGACTTGCGACGCTAATCCAATGCCGGAGCTTCCAACAGTCAATCCTGGCGGGAGCGAGACTCGTGCTTCGACCGCTGTGTGTGCAGCTGTCGAATATCGACATTGCGCTTCAAGCGTGTCCAAAACTCGACGGTAAAAACACCCAACACCTGTGATAGGCGATCCAAATCCCGTGAACGTCGGCGCGTAACTCTGCCAAGATGTAATATTTGTATAGTCACCAAACGCCTGCACTTGGCCGATGGAAACCTCAGCGAGCTCCATTGTGCTTAGGCTTGTGCCAGTCACGGCCAACCATGTTGCAACGCTAAGGTCACCACAAGGAAACGGAATGCTTCCTTGTGTTGTGTTGTTAGCATCAACGGTCGCAGTGAGTAGGGCAATCACATTTGCAGTGCTGCCAGTAGCGCCTTGACGCACCTGGAACACTGTTGAGCTGTTGGCGTTGCGGTATCGAAATCTAGCTTCACACTGAGCCCCTTTGAGGCCCGCGCTAAGTGGGCTCACTGTCCACAAAGCCGCGTTGATTGTGAGACCTGTGCCAGAGATATTGAACTCGGTAGACAGGTCAGAAATCGGTGTAGTTAGGGAGCGAGTGACGGTGAAACCACCCGACGCAACGCCCGCTAAATTCGTTTGAGCGTTGGGGTTAATAACGTAGTTTCTGCTCGCCATGACGCGAGAAACTTTGTCCCCAGTGAGAACAGTTTGCGCAATTGCAGATTGAACAAAGAAAAACAAAAGCAAGAAAGCCGTGAGATATCTACGCAAGAAAGATCGCGTCTTCATAAATCAAACCCCCGAAATGTTGTTAAAGAATGTTTCGTGCCATCTATCAGTGAGAGCAAGATATTGTAGTTCCAAAACAGAGCCGTTTCCAAGAATGCGCTCGCCGTTGAGAATAGCGCCCTTGGCTGCATTGTTTGTTTGGATCTCGAGCGTGTTGGTGTTGTTAGTCCCAAATAATCTCAGTACGGTTCCGTTCGCTGGCGCTGTGGCCCCAAAGGGCGTCGAGCTTGCAATCTGAGGCCCACCATTGCCTGACACAGGGATCGCTTGCAGACCTGTCGTGAGAGAGATCGAGATCGCGCCCGCCGCTGCGATGCTCTGCGCAGTCTGGACCGTCCAGTTACCGCCAACAGGCAAAAGAGACGTACCATTGTCAACGTAGAGCACGTCCTGATCACTTGCGTATAGCAAGGTGGCTTGCTTTCGAGTTAGAGCGTCTAGAGCTGTCTTTGAGGCCTTCGGAAGAGTGATTCTTGAAGTGTTGGTAGCAGTGCCCCCGTCGATATCCTTGAGGGTCAAAGTCTGAACGTCGGAGACTGTAACGATCTGCTTTTCTGCGCCGTTTGCGCCAATCTTGAATCTTGAAGCGAGGGCCGCCTCATATTTCAGCGTGGCCAAGATCGCGTTGCCCGTTCCCTCGACTTCGAGGCCTGCACCTTCCGCGCTTCCGTTTGTGCCGCCGTTGTTTAGGACAATGCTTGGATCTTCCACCTCAAGCGTATTCGTGTTCAGAATCACTTGGGTGCCTTGCACCTCAAGATTTCCCGCCACAATCAGATTTCCCGCGATCGTTTGATCGGCTTCCAATTCCATGGAGCGGATCAGCCTTCGGGGCTGCAAATAGAATTCAAACGTCTGCGAAACGCCCGAAGTGTTTTGCACGGAAATGGTGTTCAGATCTGACTGAGTGACTGTGAATCTGGCGGTCTGAGTCGCTTGCGTGATCGGTGCGTTGGCCTGATAAAACTGGATCGCTAGGTTCGCTAAAGCTGTGTCAAACCTGTGCGAGAAAGACAACGAATCGCCATTTGCCAAAGTCTGCGAGCCAGACCAACGGCTGTTCAAGTTGTTACCAATGTAGGCAACAGCGGAATGCACGGCGCTTTCCAGCGCCAGACCTCCTGCCGTGCCAAGATTCGGCCATGTGATTTGATGCTTACCGAGTACAGCCATTCCGCGTTACTCCTTTCCTGCTTTGAAAATGTTTTCCTTAAAGTCTTTTTGTCTGGGTTCTTTGAAAATTCGGCCATCAGCAAAAACAGTCACAACCTCATCCCTGTCAGTCAGCGAGAGGCCAACTAAACGAGCCCGGCCATTTGTGATCTTTCCGTTGGTCGGATTCTTCAGTGTGTCCGTTTCCTGAACCCACTGGAAATTAAAAAAGTCTGGACCCGCACAGTGCAGGATTCTAAAGATCGCGCCCGTTGCGTTGTCCTTTGCTTCAATTCCCGCATACAAAAGGCCCTCTTTGTTTACCGACCAGGCCTCTGGATTCGAGGCGTCAAAAGCCCCACGCACGGAAGGCTTTTTTGCAAACTCAAGAAACCACCGCAAGCGGTAGAGACTGGGGCCGAGATTATCTCTGAGAACTTCAAGAGACTGCATGGCGTCTCCTTAGGCCGTGAAGCTGTAGCGGTAAGTCTTGCCGACTTGAACATAGCCACCATCAGGGAAGGCGGATCGAAGGTAGATGCGGAATCGGAGCTTTGCTCTGTTCCCTAAAACGGTGTCTGTCGAGATCCCAATGGAGCCAGCGACGGGAGCAGAGGCGTCATTCTCCGCTGCGTTGTCTGGGGTGTGCAGCATTGCGGCGGCATCGAGTGTGAAAGCAGTAGCAGCGTCCTGGCCTTGACCAGCTCGCCCAAAGATTTTGACCTCAGCCGATCGTGTTGAGATATCAAATTGGTTAGTTTGGGTAACATCCCATTTTTGGTCCATCCAAAGCCCGCCAGCGCCGCCCGAACTGTTGTTTTTTGCTGCTGCATCCACTGCGCTTGCTGCGCCCTCTGCCAGAGTCTCAGAGAAGTCTGTAGCTGGCGTCTTGTTCCCGCCGTAAGTAAACCCGGTCGCCGTGTACTGGGAGAGGTAAACTTTGAGGTTCGTGATCGGATCCACAACAGAGTCATGACGGATCCAAAGGATCTGAGCACCGTTGTTTGTGGACTGATCGACAATGGGGGCAAACAATCCATTTTGAACTTGGCCTAGATCAACGCCAGTGCCCCCGCCTTGGAGGGTGTCGCTCGCATTAGCAGCCGCCGCGAGAGTCTCGGAAACAAACAAAACTACAGCCATACCGTTTACTCCTGTGTAATGGTGGCCGTTTGGCCCCCTACTATCCCTGGAAAACTTGGCGCCCATCCTTGGCGCGGAATCATTTGGAAGGACCAGAGCGTAGCTTTGATCCTTGGTCCTGCAGAATCGTAGCTTATTTGCCGAACCTGAGCGGGCACGTTCTCGAACTGACTAGATCCAATTGTGACGTTGACCCGAACGAAGTCGCCCACGTCAAGAAGAAAGGCTCGGGTTGTGAGGTCAACAGAGATCACCTCCCGGTAAGCAGAGGCCAGCTTGAGGATCTCTTTGGTCTGCAAAACCACGTCAGCCTGAAGATGCAGATTTGGAAACTGCAAAAGCTTAGTGGTGGTGCGGCCCGCTTGTGTGATCGCATCCCCGTTACGAAAGTAGGGCGTGATAAAAGCCTGTGTTTGAAGGTTCGGTAAATACCCAAACGCCGCTCGCACCCGGTTGAAATAGTTTCTCGAGTCAAGAGCAGGCTGGAAGCTGTCCTTTGCCACGTCCCAGTTTCGGATCGAAAGCGCATCCGAGAATGCTTCGTCGAGGTGCAAGCTCCTGAGATCCACCGCCAGATCCTTGTTTACGAAAACCTCCAAACGAACCTGCTCAAGCAAAGAGATCACGTAGTCCATGAGTGGCGTTGCTTCTTGGAGCCAAACACGCGCCTTGAGGCTAGAAACGGCACTCTCTGCGGGGCTTGATTTGCTCCGATAGGTCGCCCAGGCAGAGGAAAAATCCCCAGAGGCCAAGCCCCCAAAAGTCAGGAGCAGATCTCTAGCGATCCAAGCAGCATTCTCCTCAAACCCAGAGAGCGGTTTTCCCTTGCAGCGGACAAAGATCAGGTCACCCGTCTTGTAGTTCCAGTTCTGAGCCTCGATTTGAAAGCTTGGGCTGTTTTGCTGGACCTCGAAGATCCGATTGCCAGAGCCAATGTTGACGATCAGGGCTTGAGGGATACGGAAGAAGTTGTTTTCCCGAAAAAGGAACACGTTTGCAGTGTCGAAAACGGACAGATCGTTAACCGAAACTGTGCATTTGACGTTGCTAAATGGCTCAAGCGCAGATTTTTTTACGTTGTGGTTTCCAGAGCCCGCCGCTGTGGCATTCGAGAGGGCCCCGCCAGCCGTCACACTCAGGTTGAAAGTGTTTGCCGTGACGTTGCGCACAAAGAAATCCCCAGGAAAAAGCCCCGCTGGCAAAGTCCCAGAAGTGGCGAGCTCAATTTTCTGCCCATTCTTCAGCCTGTGGTTTTGGTTAACGCACACGGCCGGAGAAGAAACCCCGATCGTAACTTGGATTTCTTCACCGTTCACGAAAATGTCTCGGCCATTGGTAACAAGGCCAGGCACACTAGCGCCGCCTGGGGAAATGTTGGTTGTCCAATCTCCATAGACCACAGGAACGTGTTTCCCCCAAAGCTCCTCTGTGGCGTCGGGGTGGCTAACGTCAGAAAAAACGAGCGTTGGGATTGAGTCAGCCAAACGATCGAGAGAGTCACGAGCTTTGATCTTAATGCTCTTGGTTGTGCGACCAAAGCCCGCCTCAGAGGACACCTCGCCCTTAAAAATCGTTCTGTAAGAGGCTGCAACTTCTCGGAGCCCAACCTTGACCAGAACCGAGCGCCCGACCCATCCCGCAAAGTTGGCACCTTGAGGCAAGAATCTGTTGTATCGACCGTCTGCGTTTGAGAACTCAAGCTCAATTTCTGAGAACACGATCCCGGCGCCTAGCCAGTCTCCGATCGTGCGGCCAAATACTGGGAAGTTTGTCAGAGCCTCATAGAAATGCTCTCCAACGTATTTGTTACGGTCTGACCCTCTGATCACGCTCCCGTCTGGAGCCGAAATTTCAACGATTGTTTCTAGCTGATTCACAAGGTTGTCAGATGCCGCATCAAGCGTAGTCTGATCAAGAGTTGTGGCGGTTTCGTAGGGCTTTCTGTTTGCACTGCTCATAGGCTTTCGTCCACCGTTAAACCAAAACTCACAAGGTCATTTTCGTCCGTCTTGTAGTTGTGCGTCTCTTCAGGGATCTCTGCGAGCTTTCCGAAGACCGAGAAGCGAGAAGCTTGTTTTGGGACTGGAATGTAAAGGCACTTCAAAGAAACGCCTGCGTACTCGAACACGTTTGCAAGGTTCTGCCAGTTGCCCCGGTTGAAATTGAGAGATTTGAAAGTCAGCTTGACGTACTTCTTCTTTCCTCTGTCATTCGAGACGTTGGTGTGTCCCTCTGTAAAAATCTTGTCCACGAAATGCTTTTGACCAAACTGCACTTCGTCCACAAAGCACTCATCAGAAAGGATGATTGAAGGCCCAAAAACGATAGTCCCTATCTGCAATGGCTTTGAGTTTGCCGAGTCTGTGATCGCTATTCTCCAATAACGGTAAGATTCCAAAGGCAAAGAAGGGGCGATGTAATACATGTTCACAAGCTCAACAGGAACAGAGATCACTGGACCATTTGAAGATGTAAAATCCGAAGTGTTTGATCCTTGCAAAGAAACAAGGGCGCCTTTGGTGAAACTGTGATTCAGGATTGCAAGGGTGTCCAAGAAAACGCCTTGAGAAAGCTCTGTGTCACAAATCAAGACTTCTGTGTTTGTGTTTCCTCTCCATACTTGCTCCACAATATCAGTGTTAAGATTCCTGCTTGCGAATGAGTTTGAAGAACTGGCCGCCGTCGAGCTCGCTTGCCAGTTTTGGCCCGTGCCCACTGGAAAGCCCCAAGCGTTGTTTCCGCCCAAAGAGCTCGTTCCACGGCTCGGGAAGTCGCAGAGAATTCGCAGATTGCTCGTGTTGTAAATCGTAACGCGCCACTGCACGCCGTAGTTCTCTGCGTTGACGACCTCCCAAGCGATCGCTCTTGACGTGTCCTTTGTGACCTGTGAACGCCACTGAATCCCGCTGGCTTGATCTTTGGTGACAAGTGAGCGCCACTGAAACCCTCTCGTGGCGTCCCTTGTTTGTCTTGAAAGGAATTGCAAACCAACAGTGCCGCAGACTTCGGCCACCAAATAGGGCTCTGTGAGGTAAGCGGCTTCTAAGTAACCACCGCACCCAAAGAGCGCGAGGTCTTTACTGTGCCGCCATTCAAAGCCGTATTGGCGATCTTGATCGTTTCTTCTGTACTGCCACTGAGCCCCTCTGGGAGCGTCCATAGTGACCACAGAACGCCATTGCAGACCTCTGTCAGTATTTTTGGTAACAACACTCTGCCACTGAGAGCCCCGCTCTTGCTGCGCCTCGATTTCTAGCTTTGACTGCACGCCAGTAGTGCTGTCGCCCTCTGTGATTCCGAACCACTGCACCCCTCGAATGTTTTCTCGGGTAACAACCGACTGCCATTGTAAAGCCCCAGCGTCTTCGACCGTGCCAGACAGATACGGCGTGGTTAGGTATGGCTCTTCAAGATATCCAAACTCTGTCACTGCCATTTATCGAATTCCTTTCTTTGCGAGGACAAATTCCCCGCGCTGAGAAGCCTTCAGGATCTCCTCTCGGAGTGTGGGAACCACTTTGTTTTTCACAAAGTCCCCATCCATTGCCTGGGTCGTTTGGATTGTAACAGCCCGGATTTCGACGTGGAGATTTTGGCTCCCCTGCATGTTGGCCGTGCCGCTGTTGAGTCGCTGCATTAGATCCTCGCCGTAGCCTCGGACAGCCTCTCTGCGCATCACAAACTCTCCAGGCGCTACCTTGGCATCAACCGTGTCACCGTAGCCTATGCCTTCAACCAAACCGCCCTGAGCAAAGCGCGGGATATTGGGGCCAGGGATCAAATCGACCCCTGGGAACAGCGTTCCGCTCCATGATCCAAGGCGACCGGCACTGATGCTCCAGCCCACCTCTGGAATCTTCAGGCCATTCAGGATGTCGATAAATTTGTTGATTGACCCTTTGAACCCGTCGATCACTGTCTTTAACGGGCTCATCAAGCTATCGCCGATGCCTGAGAAAGCAGATTTCAAGCCCTCGATATCGAGATCGAAAAGCTTCTTAGCGCCGTCAAAAATGCCACCGACCGCGTTCATCACGGCTCTTCCGAGGCCTCCTCCAAGGTTCTCGAAAATCTTCATCCCGCCAGTGAGCAGAGCAGAAAAAGCGTCCCAGATGCCCTTTGCAAAAGTCTTTACAGCCTCGCCGGGGTTTGTAAAAAGAAGCTTGAAGCTCTCCCAGATCGTGGAACCAATATCCTTGATGAAATTCCAGCCGAGCAATGCGGTCGCTTTGAGCGAGTCCCAAATAGCGATTCCGATGTCTTTGGCGAATTGCAACGAAACAGCCGTCATGCTCTTGAGGCCCTCCCAGATCGCACGCCCCATGGACAGGAGAAAATCCCACTGCCCTTTGGCCAACGCTACGAGGCCGTCCCAGATGGCCCCCCCGATGGATTTGATCCATCCCCAGAACTGAAGAACCAATTCTTTGAATTTCTCCCAAATGGTTCGGCCAATATTCGCGGCCTCAGCCTGAATCGCCTTCACTGTGTCCTGAGCTTTTTGCGCGGCCTCGGAGTCTTCGCCGACCTGAAACAACTGCGCAGTTGCGCCGCTAATCTTTTGCAGGTTGTCCTGAATGCCAGAAACAACCCCGGCCCCGATTCCTTTGCCGAGGCTAGGGAACACGCCAGAGAAGAGTCCCGTTAGATTTTTCCAAAGGTTCTTCAATCCGTTCATTATGCCAGTGATCACGCCCTGAGCCAGTGCAATGTAGAGCCTTGGCATGAACATAACGAACGCGCTGAAGAACTTCGGCAGATTTTGAATGATCCCCCCGACCAGGCCTAGAGCGATTGTGTCGGAGCTGCTAACGAGCCCTTCGACGAACCGCGAAATCAAATCAGGAACTCTCTCTAAGAACCCATCAATGAGGCTTGGGAGTGACTGCACCAAATCCTGAACTAGAGCGGGGAACGTCTCAAAGACGGCAGTCAAGAGATCGCTGATGATCTGAGGGATCGCCTGGATCAGATTGGGAATGAACGTGGAAATGAACTTACCAATCCCCGAAATGAGATTTTGGATTGCCTTCATGATCGCAATCGGGAGATCCGCTAGAGAGGTGAAAATCCTTGTCACGGCGTTCAAAATGTTTGGGATGAAATCGATCAGCTTTTGGATCGCCCCCACGATAGCCTCGGCGGCGGCCATAAATCCACCCACAGGAGAGGCAGAGCCCACGGCGTCAGTAACCGCACCGGCCACGTTTTGAATTGCACTGGGGGCCGTTTGGGCGCTTTTCTGCTGTGCCAATTTTGAGGCTACATCGAGTTGGTACTCGGCCTCAGAGGAAAGGGCGCCTGAAAGCCTCAGAGCCTCCCTCTTTGCCTCAATTCCGTCGAGCTCAATCTGGAGTTGGCGTTGATGGATTTCAGCCAAAGACATGCCTTGCTGAAGTGCCGCTTCAAACCCAGCTTCGTTAGCCTTGGCCTGCTCTGTTGCAAAATCTGCCGCCATTTTTGCCGCGTTCAAATCGGCCTGCCTGATATCCTTCGCAAGCTGCAAAGCCGTAACTACCTCATAGTTTTCTCTGGCATTTCTTTCCGCGATCTCGGCTTGCCTTATTGCGAGTGCAACATTCTGACCAAAAAACACAGCTTCGTTTTTGCGCTGCTCGATGATCTCTAGTTGTGCGTTTAGTTCAGCCTCACGATCGGAAGACTCATCCTTGAACGCTTTAAGGTCCGCTCTGCTTTTGATCAGAGTCGCCGAGGTTGACTCAAAGACATCGTTGAGACTCTTCACAGCCTGGGCGCTTCTCTCGATCTGTTCTTTGGAAAGCTCTTCTCTGAACTTCGACCATTCGCCCTCTTCGATTGAGTTTTCCAATTGGACTAGATTCTTTTCCAGCTTGGCAATAACTTCCGAGGCTCCGGATTCGTCGGCGAGCACCTTAAACTTGAGAATCTGATCCCTGATATCTCTGCCCTCAAGCTCTTTGCGGACCTTGATTAGTTCTTTGACAGAGCTTTCATCATTGAGCCCAGAGAGCATTTGCTTTCTGGCTTCCAAAGCCTGCTTATCCGCCGCCTTTACGCCGTCAGAAAAAGCCTTTTGGATCCCTACTTGAGCCTGAATGAATTGAGTAACAAGCTTCTCGCGCTCCTCTCCTTCTTTTGACGCCGCTACCTGCAAGCCCAGGATTTGCTTCTCGAGCAGCATAGCCGCTTCGGTGTTGCCTGAGGCTTGCGCTACCGCAAGCTCTCTTTGCTTGTCCGCAAGGTTTGCTGAGGCTTTTGCTAGGGCCTCAAGCGTTATCTTGTAGGCTTCAGATTCTTTGGCAGATTTGTTGAATTCGTCGGAAGCGAATGCACTTTGTGTGCCAAGGGAAGCTATGACGACTCCGCTCTTAGCCGCTACCATCGAAAGCTTATTGATCTTCTCAGCCGCCCAGTCAGCGGCGTTTCCGAAGAACCCTGAAAGAGTATCGGAGAAAGACGTAACAAGCTGAAAGAGTCTCAATATTGATTCGTTAACGAGAAGGATAGAGCTCGCAATAAATGCCGCCGCGCCCGCCCCAACGGCAGTGAGAACCCGCACAGCCTTAGTCATTAGCCCCAAACTACTGTCAACTTTAACGCTAGTCCCAAGAACAGCCACGCCGATCGCGGAAAACGCGGAGGCAATGGATTGGCCAATCTCTCTGAAAATTCCTGTTTCTTCTTCAAGCACCTTGAAGCCTTCAATCAAGGCCACAATGGCGACGACTATCGCACCAATTTTGAGAGCCAGTGGAGCGATTGCTATAAGCGCGGCACCTATGCCTTTTGCAAAGGCTAAAAGCGCAGTTCCGATGTACTGAAATGCTACCAAAACCGAGCCTCGCAAAACGATCCCCAGGTTCGTCCATACGGCCGTCAGCGTTGTTACCTGTACCGTTTGGACTCCAAGAGCCGTCCCTATGAATCCAAATACTGACGTAAGACCAGCTTGGATCAGCGCGTATTTTGCCACTGCGGCAGTCAGAAGAGAGTAAGCGGTGGTGAGCGCAACAATGGTCAGGGTGTATTGAATGATCACTCCACCGATCTTAAACACCACCCCAAAGAAGTCTTGAAGGGCACCAACCGCGTCGATCACTGAAGGCGGTAGGGCTAGAAAAGCTCCTGCGATTTTTGAGAAAGCTGTTAGGTAAAGAGTCGTGAAAGTACCTTGCTCACCAAGTTTGGCTTGAACTTCGTTAAGGCGTTTTTCCAGGATTGCATAAGCTCCCGCAACGGTTCCAACCGCAGCCGCAGCCGCGCCAGCAATGGGCTTTGTGGCTACAAAAACTTCCTGCAAACGAGCCATGATTTTGTCTTGGTCAGACAAAGCAGAGACTGTTTTCCCTGTGGCCTTAACAAGCTCCAATTGGTTAAGAGCTGTTTCGCTTGTGTTGATCCCCAATGCCAAAACAGCTTGTGAGTTTCCAGCCAGTCCCGCGATCAAGCGATTGATCACATCGTCAAGAGTGTTCCCAGTTGCCGCCGCGATATCTTTGGATTTCTCAAAAAGTTGTGTGGTGTCTTGCACAGAAAGGCCGAGGGTTTTTCCCTCTGCGACCAAAAGTTTGATTGCTTTGGCTGTTTCGTCTCGCGCAAATGTTGTGGTTTCTACTGTGTCTTCTAGGGCCTGCTCCCACATTTTAAGCGAACCAACAGCCTCAGAGCCGTAGACTTTATTGAACCCTTTTACTGTAAAAGTAAATTGCTGCATGACCATTTGCAGCTTTAAGGCTTTGGCTTCAAATTGCTCCATTGCTGAGATCATTTTGTCGCCCAGGCTTTCAATCAAGCGACCCACAAATCCAAGCGCCATGTTAACAGCGACACCGAAAGCCCCCGTAAGAGCTGCCGCGATCACTAAGATAGTTCCTGTGACTTTAGCGCCAGTGCTGTCAAAGCTTGTGAGAACAGCACCCAGAGCCCCGAAAGCGGTTCCCGCAGTCAAGGAAGCTTCGGCCATCGAAAGAAATCCAGCCTTTGAGACTGTCTTTGCAATCTCTCCCACGTTTCGAGCCTGCCCACCAAGGGTCATCATGTCTTTGGCGACAAGAGGCACAACGTCCCTTATTCTTCCAAATCCAGAGGCTAAGAAATCCACCGCCTCTTTCCCGGCTGTCTTGAAATTCCCAAGATTGGCCACAAAAGCCGCAGACTCTTTACTTGAAGCCGCAAAAGATCCGCTTGTCTTGTAGAGCGCAGAACCCAGATCAACCGCAGCCTTTGTTTGCGTAGCAAGAGCTCCAGAAAATGGAACGGCGGCAAGTAGGCCAGTGCCTAAAAGCAAACCATCGATCCCGTCTTTGACCCCTTCCAACGTGCGATCAAGATCAGCGTACTTGTTTATTTGCGCGTCAATTACCATCTCAGCTTCTCGGCCTGATACAGAGAATTCAAGAGTCTGATCGCTCACTCTCCGCAGAGAATCCGCAGTCTTGTCGAACCCCTTCACATCAGCAAAAAGCGCAGCAACACGCGCCATTTTTGAGATTCTGGCTAGAGACTCTGGGCTAGTGAAAAGGTTGTACATGTCAACCACAGAGGAGATCGAAGAACTCAAAGCCGTAAAGCTCGAAGATATTCCCGCGTTCTGTTGAGCGATGTTTCCTTGGGTTTGTTGCATGACCAAACCGGCTTCGTTGGCTTGTAAAACGCTCGCGTAATACTGATCCGTTGCTGCTGTCGCGCTTTTTGCGCTCGCTGAATAACTGCCGAGAGCTTTTTCTCCGCCCCGTGTAGCCCCCGCCATTTTATCAACGCCGCCGCCAACGCTCAAAATTTCTTTGTTTAGGTGTCTGAATTCCTTCACGGCCCCCTTTGAATCCAGGACCACTTCAACCGTGAGATTTTCCTTTTTGACTGCCATTCAGTGCTCCCTTTGCCTTGGTTGCCCCACCGTCACCCAGCACCATTTTGGCACGGGACGCGAACTTGTTCCCATCGTAACGCGGAATGAAGTGAGCCATCAGACTGACCCACCATTCCGGCTGTTCAGAGAGGCCTCCAGCCACCCAGTTTGTTTTGGTTTCAAAGGCCACTTGGAGAGTTTGAAAGAGGTTTGCTATGAAAGGATCCCAGGTCGCTTTACCCGGACAGAAGCCGTACTTCTCGCCGCCTTGGTAAACGTACATGGGGAAGAGGTTACCTTCCGTAATTTCCCAATTGTCTTCGTGGCAACGTCTTAGTTTCTGGACGGCGAGCGGACAAGTCTTGCAGTCAAAAGCCCGACCCTCTTTTTTGAGGGCTTGAGTGTCGGCAAAGGACAGCTCAATTAGGGCACTCAGCTTTTTTTTACAGTTTCCACGGCCACGATGGGATCCAAACGACTGAGGACGCCAGAGAAATCATTGAAGGCGTTTGCTTCTGCGATCCAATTGAGAATCTCATGGTCAGCCTTGCCGTCTGTGGCCTTTTTGAAAACTGATTTCCCCTCAGAGATCACGTCCACCAGACGATCCCTCACAAGCTCATAGGTCATGCTGAGAGTGTTGAAAGACTTGTCTCCTTCAGCAAGCCCAGGCATGGCCTTAGCCAAAGCGTTGCCGTTTCGGCGCATTCTTTGCTCCGCGTTGCCACCAACCTGGAACACAAAGCGATCGGGCGTGCCAGCAAGCACGAGCTTGGTTTCGTCCAGAGTTTCCAAATACTCTTCGTAAGCCTTTCTTGCTGTTGATCCGGGGTAAGCGGCGTCGTCCTTTGAAACGCAATCGTCAGCAAAGCAAACGATCTCAATCTTTTTAACTGAAGGGTCGAACTGTTTCTTAACGGCCATGTCAAAGCTCCTTTGGTGGGGTGGGGTCCAATCCCTGGATATTGTGCCACAGAGAGGGCCAGAAAAAAGATTGCCCAAAGGGGTGGGTCTTTCGGTAAACATCTCCCAAGTCAAGGATCTGCTGTTGTCGGAAAAGGGGGGGTTACCAAAAAAATGCCATTTCTTTGGGATTGATTTTGTTTGTGGGCGTTTTTGGGCCTCAAAAGAAATCGAAGAGTGTGACCAACAAAAAACCCGCTGTTTAGGCGGGTAGGTTGAGGGGTCAAGTTTTTTGTTGAGGGGTCACTCTGCCTCAGTTGACTCAGCCAATTGTAAGGGTTTGGTTCTGCCCTGGATTAAGTCCAGCTCGTCATTCACTCGCCTCAAGCTTCGGTTCAAACCTTCCAGCGTGTTGATCATCGCCCACCGCTTCCCGATCAGAGCGTCCTCTCGACTGACCAATGCAATTGGGTGGCGGATCATTTCTCGGCTCACCACTTCGCCACCAAATAGATCGGGCGTGCCCCAGATCTTCTTTTGCACAAGAGCCAGTTTAGGTTTGGGGAGAGCTCGGACTTTGGCTCTGGAGTCTTCGAGCGCCTTGATCGAGTCTTCAAGGGCTTTGAGCTTTTGATGCAGCTCTTGGTTCTGGGCGATCAGCTTGGGGGTCAGCTCTGTGGCCACGCGCTCGCATTCGAGGAGGAATTTCAGATAGCTCCTACCGATTGCGTTGCGGTAAAGAGCCACAATCATCTTTGAATCAAGAACAGGCAGAACCTTGACCCAGTAGGATCGGCCACCGCCGTTTTCTGAACCGAGGGGTTTCGCGCGGAGCTGCGCGAAACCTACCCCGTTCTCTTGTTCGAGCTGTTTAATGTTTCTCATTACGTCCCGATGCCTGACTCCCAAGCTCTGAGCGATCTCCTCGCTCGTGAGCCCTAGCTCTCCGTTCAGTTCAGGGCGTGCTTTTGGTTCAAGGAATTGAGACTTAGATAGCTGTGACATAATGGTGCTCCCTTTCCACATGATTGATGCTATCTCCCAAGCCTTGCAAGGAAAGGGAGCTCGGCAACCATGCCTCAAAGTATATCAATTGACAAGCCCACGGAGAATGTGAGATCGTTTCCGTGATCTCTCCAAAGAAAACTGAGCGCCTCGGAACATTCTTTCCGGGGCGATTTCTTTTTGCTCAAAAAACAAAAAACCCGCCAGGGGCGGGCTGTCGGAAGCTATCGGAGCCTGTCGGAGCTTAGGGGTAGCGCACTTCCACTTCGTCGGCCGCGTCTTCGGCAGTCTGAACAGAGAGCCCCTCGAAGGAGACGGGGATCGATCCGGAGTCAGGCACAGAGATTTGAGGCACGTTGAAATAGACCTTTGGCAAGGCAATTCTAAAATAACGGCTTGCAGTGTCGCCCAGGTTGAACTGAAGATCCGAGACCTCGAATTTTTGGACAGAGTTGTAGAACTCAATCAATTCGTGGTTAAGGTTCATTTCGATCGTCGCGTTCACTTCCAAACGGGAAGCGGCCACAAACAAAGCCCCAGACAAAGAATCCTTGCCCCAGCAATAGTCAACCAGCTCATGGTTATTCTGAATCGAAACTGTCGCGCTTCTGATGCAGTTAGCTCCCGGAACAGTTGTAGAAACGAAAGTACCAACCAAGCCGACTTGGGGATTGTCAATTGCAACGGGCGCATCTGGCTCGTAGTAGCAAAGGAACTGCGGTGTAGTGGATCCGTCCGCATCAGCCAAAACAGCGCCGTCAATTGTCACCACGTCGCCGGAAACAGATGTGACTTTTCGAGGGGTGCCTACTGGGGTGTCAGCCGAGCGAGTAACGCCGTCATTTTCAATGAGCATGACCTGTGAGCCAACGGGAAATCTTTTTCCTTCGCCCAACCCAACGGTCACTGTGTTTGCGCCGTTGTTTGAAACGATAGTTTTACCGATCCCCACAGTGAAAGACTCTTTTCCGTTGCCAGACCAGGAGAGTTGAGAAACGCCATCACCAGGCAAAGAGACTTCGCAGCCCTGGACGAAACAGCCAGGCGCCTGTTTTGACCACATATCACCGACTTCGTGAATCGAGAACGTCACAGAGGGGTCTGTGCTGGAGTTGAATTTTGGAACAGGGGTAGAACCCTCGAAGCCCAAGAGAGACTTGAATAGCAAACGAAGGGCTGGAGGGAACGAGGCAAATCCGGCCGACACCTGTGTTGTGTCAACGTCGATATGCGTCACGATGGACCACTCAAGCATTTTCTTTTCGCGGATCACGTTTTTATTGTGCCGACCTGAGCGCACAGGAGAGGCGCCAAAAGCCTGCGAGAAGTTCACGGCTGACCCGCCGAGAGTGTAGAAAAAGTCAGCGTTTCCGGGAGCAATTAGCGCCCCTCTGACGGACTCTTCTTTGATGTAAAATCGCTGATTTTGAGCTGTTGAATCGCCTGTGTTGTCGTAAATAGCCTTATAATTCTTAGCCACAAAGAAACCCTCCCTGGGAATGCTTGTTAAGAAACAAAGAGCCAGCAATCCTTTGCGGGCTTTGAAGCGAGCTTACCACGGTTGAGAAGTTAGCAATCCCCCGTGTAGGGCTTGGTGTAGTCAGCGCGAAAGAAGCTCACGGAAACATACCAAGGGCTGAAACTGTGAAGATCCATCTGATTACCCAAAGGGTACAAACCTTTGACACGAGCGATCCCTAGCTTTGGGCTCTCCCCGATCTTTTGCTCAATCTCCTCTCTGCGATCCATCAGTTCCTTTTGGGACACGTTCCCATCGGCAGAAGGCTTGAGGACCAGGACGATATCGATCGACATCGAAACATCCACTCTCTGCCTGACTTCCTGGTAGGTCTGGATAAGAGCCTGAACTTGGACAAAGGGCGTTTCGTGCTCGTGGACTTCCGAGGCTTGGCGACGAATGCCATCAATTGCGATCGTGTTGATCCAAGTGAGCTCTGAGAGCTTGAGTTTAAGGGCTTCGAGAATTGAGAAATCAACGTGAATGGCCATTTGGTAGAACCTCCAATGGTTACTCTACCAAGCCCCGAAGGATTGATCCGATCTTGCTTTCCGCAGACTCAAGAGCGGGGAATACAAATGGCCGAGCCGGCACGTTCATTTTTCTTGTGTGTGCAGAAACGCTTTGGGTAACTGGGGCTGCCAAAACTTTGCCAAAGACGCGGGTAACAACTCTCTCATGAGCTCGAACCTGGGCGGAGCCAGCAAAGCCAAACTCGTGAATCGCGGCGTAGGGTACGCCGTATGAGCCAGCCTCAACAATCAAGCGTCCTTCTGAATCATTTCGGATGTTATAGGAAACAGAATTCCAAAGGCGGCCCGTGTCGATCAGTCTTTGATTTCGGATGTTAAGTCGGATCAGATTGGTCAGCAAAAGCCCAATGCGGTGGCCAGCGGCTCTCTGCGCATCACTCCCCGGAAGTGTTCCCTCGAGTCGCCGCGCCAGCCTGTCAATCAGGTTTTGTGTGGGGTTCATAGGTTTGTGCCAGAGAATGGAAGATCTGCAAAGGCTAGTCGTCGATACTGGGCTAAGATTTCTTTTACCTCGTTTGGAAGGCCTTGAGAGAAGCTGATCGTTTCGTCCCCCTTGGTTTTCCCCGAGACGCCAATCCTCCTGTCTGCTCTAAACTGGTACATCCATTCCACTGTCAAAAGACAGGAGTAACCGATGTCTGACGGCAGAGGTCTTGGCCCAACAGCGCCCATGGGAAGGGTATAGCCCGCTGTGTAAACACACTGATAATTGAGCTCGCCGCGTTGGAACACCATCGATCGGAGCGCCAAGGTGTTTTCGCCCTCAAGCCTGTAGTCGTCAGGATCGAGCGGATCGGCATCAGAGAATTTCCAGTCATGGGCGACCTTTAAGGAAGCGATCGCACTTACGGGCCACTCGTCCAGAAAAGCGCGGGTGTTGTTTCCGCCTGAGAAGTTTTCAGTGTGTTCCTGGGACAGTAGTTTGCGGTCCAAAAACCGCTCAATCCTCTCGCTTGCCACATTGATCATGAGCTCAAGACGAGGATCGATCGAGGGCTGTACGCCTGTGATGTCCAAGTGATCCCTGACTTGCTGAAGAGTAACAAGAGCGTTTGGATTGAGCGGCATTGATTAGGCTCCTTTGGGCGTTTCTTTGGTCGCTTTGGCTTCCACGACTGGAGCTCCCGCTACTCTTGGCTTTGGTTCTTCCACGGCCTCAGCAACGGGTTTGGCCTTAGGCTGAAGCGGCAAACGGCTCCCGGATTCGTCAGCAAAAAGGCCAGGGTACTTTGAAACCAAAAACGCCTTAGTTTCTTCTGTTACCTCTTTTGTTTGATTTGGATCCCACATGTCGTAGCCGAGCTCTTGCACGACCAGGGATCCAACAAAGCCACTCATTTGCCCAAGAAACTTGATCTTTACCATTATGGACACTCCTTCGTTTTTTGACTGACACAAAGAACTGTGTGGAATTTATCATGGGCGTCTACAAAATCCTGCGGGTGGACCGTAAAAACGCCGAACACTCTGCGAGATGTAAATGGGATCGAAGTCCCATGACAGCCGATCAAAACAGCCTGTACGCCCTCGGCACAGGTCAGCGCGTCCAAGCTCGTGTCAAAAGACCAGTCATAGGGCCTTCCCTCGAGCTGAGAGGCAATCTGTTTGATTTTCTCGACTCGATTCAGCCGGAACGATGGCCTTCGGATCACAAAAGCATCTTTCGACATAAGGAAGTCTGGGAGCGTTGAGAAATGGGCACCTTTACTCGTGGATTCAAAAACCATCTGGTCGCCCACGTAAACCCCACAGTGCTTGAAATATCCCTTGATGAAAAGATTAGTCGCCTCGCCCTCTGCTCGAGTGCAAATCACGTCCCCAGGTTGGAGCAGGCCCTCAGCGTCACAAACGTCATGCCACTTAACGCGCCGAAGACGAGGCCCAACATGGAGCTGCCCAACGAAACGGACGGCCGGGTAGAGAAAATTCAGAACTGCGCTACGAAAAGACACTTCGACCCCCTTAAAAAAAGTTAGCAGTGAGCTTGTCGATCATGCTGGCCTTCACTTCAGGGGTCATGAGGGGGTCTGGATGAGCCGCAATCTTTTGAACAGCAAGCTCAAAAGAGAGCGACTGAACATCGTTGAGGACTGCAATGGACTGAGGGTGCTGTGTGAGCATGATTAGCTGTGGAGTTGTCCACTGCCCAGCACGAAGCCGAGCCATGTTTTCGCCCGCAAATCCTGCAATGATCTTGTCTTTGGAAAGTGAGCGCAAAAGGTATTTTCGTTCATCAGATTCGAGAGTAGGAGCCGTTGCGGCAGTTGCGACTTGAACAGCCATTGAAGCCTTGAGTGCAGCATAATCCGCATCACCAACTATCAACCAACCATCTGCTATTAAAGCCTCTTGATTTGATTCTGTGCAAGGGGTTTCCTGCCATGGGTATTCCCCAGGTATGCCAGAGGGCCTTTGGTTCAAAGGAGCAAGAGAAAAGGGCTTATACGCGATCATACGAAACACCTCACAAGGATTGAAGATCCGGCCTCCAAGGTCACAGTCGTCCCTGTCTCAGACCTAAATTGTAGGGTCAACGTCCCATTAGCTGTGCAATCAAATGTGCCCTCAATTTTTCCACAGTAGCTTGTGTTAGCAGCAGGCACAGCAGTGCTCAAAACAAGGTCGCCAAGAGTTGTCATCGCGCCAGAATATTCGTGGGCAGTTCCGTCGGCGGCTTGAGAAACCCGCGATATTAAGGCAATGCTTCCGGCCGCTCCCCCCGAGCCTTGAACCGTAAAACCTATACCCGTACCTGTTGCGGCAGACCGAAACTTCATCATGACTTCAATTCGATAGAAACAAGCATTTACGACAGGAAAAGATAAGGCAGGAACGTTCGTCAGTGTAACGTTCGAGCTATTGGTTAAGTCGCTAGGTAACACTAGTTCGATCCAAACATTATTTTGTGCTTGGAGCTTTCCTAGCGCGCTCAAAACTGTGTCTGTAGCTGTTATTTCAGCGTCAACTGTAACGTCAAGCCCAGTCAGTGGAGTTGCTCTGACAGTTGGTTCTATCGCAGCTGCGGTCAAATATTGAGGGTGTGGATTTAGGGCTGACTCATGCGCTGAAACAGCTGAGTTTATGCTTGCTAGTTGTGCCGTGGAAGTTGGCTTATTCACATCGCTTGTGTTGTCAACATTGCCTAAACCCACATCGCCTTTCACAAGTGTAACTGCACCAGTCTTTCCTGCAACACTCTGCACAGGAGCCGCTGCTGAGGCTTCTGCTGCCGTGGTGTATTGAGTGTGTGGATCAGCCAAAGCAACGTGAGCGGTGATTGCAGCATTTATAGCTGTGTTCTGTGCGGTACTGACTGGCTTGTTTATGTCGCTTGTGTTGTCCACATTTCCCAAGCCAACATCTGCTTTGACCAGAGTAACGGAGCCGACTTTTCCGGCTACAGACTGCACGGGAGCGGCAGCACTTGCGCGAGGGTTTGTGAAGTACAGATTGACCGAGCCTTCTGGCACTGCGTCTGTTGTCCCAGGGCTTGGGCTCACTTCAACATAGACAGAACCAGACCATCGCCACATTCTGCCAGTTGCTAGGTCAAGATAATAATTGCCTGAGACTCCTGTGACCGGAAACGCTGCAAAGTTTGCGAATTCAAGGATTTCATCAAGCCCACCGGGAATCTGTGCAGCCGGAACCTTTCCAGTCCCGTCGAGTGTTGCGACTCCATTAGCTGCGCCTTTTTCGGACAGTAAAATGCGCGTATCAACATCGCTTTGCAGCTCATTTAAAGCCGCTTGCACGTTTGTGGCAACAAGGTTTCCTGTTGGGGCATTGGTAACGGTTGTGGCCGCTTGAGTGTGCGAGATAGGCGCGTATGCAGCGTTCCCTTCTGCTGTGGTCAGATACTGAGGGTGAGGGTCAGCTAAAGCCGTATGTGCGGTCACAGCCGCGTTTATCGCTGTGTTCTGGGCTGTTGATACAGGCTTGTTAAGGTCCGAAGTGTTGTCCACATTCCCGAGGCCAACATCACCCTTAATCAAGGTGACCACTCCCACTTTTCCCGCGACACTTTGCACAGGAGAAGCCGCGCTGGCCTCAGCGACTGTTGTGTATTGAGGGTGAGGGTCACCTGCCGCTGTGTGAGCTGTAACAGCTGCATTGATAGCTGTATTCTGAGCAGTCGACACAGGTTTATTTACGTCGGAAGTGTTGTCCACATTGGCCAAACCAACACTTGCTTTTGTCAAAACCACAGCGCCAGTTTGAGTGTTGACACTTTGCACAGGAGCGGCGGCGGCAGCTTCGATTGTGGTTGTGTACTGGGGATGCGGATCCGCAGCCGCTTCATGCGCTGCAATAGCTGAAGAGATCGAAGCCGAGGAACTGTGGACAACTACAACCCCCGATTCGTTGATCGTTCTTAGAATGCCATCCAGCCCAAACCACGTGCGAACGAAGCCGCCCCCAGGTTCTGTCGCTGGCGCATTCGAGCTCTGGGTTTTGAATTTGTAAAAGCTCATAGAATAACCACCTCTGCTTGATCTGAAACTTCGATTTCGCCCTGGTCCATAACGACGCCCTCGCCTTGCAAAACCATTTGCTGCCCTTCTGGGATAACCCAATTGTCACCAGGGAAAACCACGCGAATACTGAAATTCAATAGATTGGAATCGTAAAAATTGGTAAACATGTTAGTAAGTCTCCAAATTCACCAGACCATTGTATTGAGTGCTAGAATTCGACGTTTTGAACCAAACTTGTTTCTTCTTCTTTGGTGACCACCCGATCGCTTTTTCTACCGGCATAAAGTTTGTTCCGTCGAAAGAGATCTGAAGTCTGTTGGTGTTGTTTGCAACTATTTGAATATCTGAGATCCAAAAGGGAAATGTGATGCTGGTCACTGAGGTTGTCGCCGTGCCAGAGAAATGCTCTGTAGTGCCGGATTGATCAACTATTTCTTGGTTGCCCGCCATCTCTTCCCCTCTCGGATCTCATTTCAAAAACGCCAGACCAAATTACGCTTTTTCAAGCAGGTTGTAGCTTGCAAACACTGTCTCGAGCTCACCATCAAGTTGCTTCGCATAGACCCGAACTTCATCAGCAACGGTGACAGCGGTGATTTCAGGACAGCTCACAGCTTCGGCGTAATTGTAACAGCCCGCGCCTGTGACGAAGTTGAAGATCACTACCTCGGTGGTTCCGTTGAAGTGTCTCACTTCCCAGATTACGTCAGCACAAGAGGAGGCTGAGATAAACTCGAGCGAGTAGATCTTTCCGATCACTGTCGCAGGGTAGGTGATGGTCACTTCCTGGAAAGCATTCAGCGCAGTCAGAAGCAAAGAACCGGGGCCGCTGTGTTTCTCGATCCCGGGAATGGCGCCAGTAACAGCCAATCGGCCATCTGAGGTCAATTGGGGCAGAGTCGCATTGCCTGCTGAGTCTCTAAAACCGAATGCCAGCAAGCCGTTTTTCGCGGCCACTGTGTCGCCCAAAAGAATCCTTGCCAGCGCCTCAGCCTTTTTGGTGGTTACGTTCTGTAAAGTCTTAAAAAGCCCGCTCATCTCAAACTCCTTTCAATCCGCCTGTGATCGTCCCATCGACGAGGATTGGAATTCCCAAATCCTCTAGGCATTCAAACACGATTTTGATCTCCTGTGTGGCTGAAACCTCTAGGGGTGGGCTGAACTGAATTTGTCCATTTGGCGAACCCGACATGGTTCTACTCGTCCCTTTGATCACGCCGTTAACGTAAAGATACGCAACACCACAAGCGAATGAAGAAACAAGAGCCGCGCTCAAGAGAAACACTGATGAGACTGGCACTTCGTAGGTTGTCACTTCCAGCGTGTCGCCGTCGTCCTGGACCGTCCCAAATCCGTGGGTGGGCGCCTGTGTCCCTTGCGAGAGAGTAAGCACCAAATTTCCGCTTGGGTCCGCCTCTAGGAATGCAAAACCCGATGCGGTCTGAACCATGATCGGAATGCCCTTGGAGGTCGAAAGAACAGGGTCGCCCTCGCGCTTTAGAGCAGCGTCAAGGTCTGTCGCAAAGCTGTTGACCACAGTTGCATAAAGGGAAAATTCCACATTTCCGCCAGTGATCACGATTTCGCAGACCGGCTTATTGTGGATAGGGGTCACTGTGATCTGGTCGTCAAGTCCGATCACGGGAAGCAAGAGGCCAGGTGTGACCACTCGGTGACTGGCTTTGTTACTCCGCTCCAGCCCAAGCTCCCCAGTAGTGAGCTCGAAGTACCGCACGGCAATCTGTGAGCCCGGATCCATGGCTACAACGCGCAGAGTGGACAACACCGCATTTCCTTCGACTTGAAGCGGCAGAATGTATGTGTCTGGAGGTCTTGTTTTCTGCGGGAAAACGTCCAGGGATTGGAATTCAGACAGATTTATTTTGGGCAGAATTTGCATCGGGGCCTACCTCAGCCAAAAAAGAAAGGGGACGGCATCTAGCCACCCCCTCACTGTAACCTCTCTCGCTGCCAATTAGAGAGCGATGTTCACGCCGATAACCACAGACTTTTCAGTTGCGGTTTGTGGGTGAGCTTGAAAGTCCGAACGCTCATACGCAACAAGCTGCCAACGGTCGTAAGACACATCAGCATCAGGCTTGGCGCTGATACGGATTGGGCGGCGCATAGCGGAATAGAATCGCTTCATGTTGACGAGCAAAGCCGCAGAGCGGTTTGTTGTAACGCCGTCAAAAACACCCGAAGCGTTGAGGTCTTCGCGCATATGCTCGGAAGCAAAAATTCCGATACCTCGGAGAGACGCGAGAGCGCCCTTGATGATCGTCGCGTTGGGGCCCATTTTCTCGACCGAAGTTACTTCGGGAAGGTTAGAAACCTTGATGTCAACGCGAGGAGAGAAGATCCAGCCAAGTTCGGCAATGTTGGAGCCGAACTTGCCCATGGCTTCACGCATTTGGTCCAGCTTAGGAAGCGTGGGGCCCAAGTTGTTAAAGTTGACCACAGTGCCGTTTGCCGTGTTGTCCAGAGCGAGCTTGCGAAGGCCTTTGTAGTTTTTCGCAGAGTCGGCAGCGGAAACGATGTCAGAGTCCATATGGGTCACGGAGTCGTCACCGTTGAGCATTGCAAATTCTTTTCCGCGTTGGATTGAATTCACCAATTCAGCCCGAGCGAGTTGGAGGATATTCGGAGCCGAATCCTCATTCAATTCTTCAGGAAGATTGTAATACTCAAAGAACTTCTCAGACTCAAAAGTGATTACGTCTGTGCCAAATTCCGACGCTGTTGCTTGCGCTCCTTCGGCCACGCGGCGAGCTCTGCGCACGTTCTTCGCAAAGGGCTGTTTGTAAGGGTCGGTGGGCATTTTGAGCTCTGTGAAAAGAGACTCAATCTTGCGGGCCAGTTCGTACTCTTCAATGTAGTTCGCGGCGATCGCGGTCATGATCCACTCAGCGCCTTGACCTACTGTCGATGTTCCGAAAGCCTTCAGGCGAGAGTCCATGTCTAAGCGTTTCCAAACGCCAGTAGACATAATCCCTTTGACTGGCAGCCCTTCAAAGTGGTCGCCAGTAGCAGCGCCTCTTTCGATGCCTTCGCCGAAAGCGATTTGGCTAAAGAGACGGCAGATATCAAAGTCTCGTTTGAGTGCTAGGGCTGCGGACTTCAACCGCAAATCAACATGGCCAAATTCAGGAGCGGCGAGGTTACGGCGAAGCAAATCAGGAACGCCCTTGCAGCCGAAGTGAGCGAGAGTCAAATTCTCGTCACTGCCTGAGCGGTTACCGTAGACGCCGCCGCCGACAATTCCGGCCGCTTTGGTTCTTTGAGTTTCTTTGAGCAGGTCTTCTGCTCTCTGGAGTCGCGCTTCGAGTTCCGCTGGAGTCATAGTCATACAAAAAATCCTCCCTGATTTCCCAATTTCTGGTTTTTTGAATTCGATCCGCTCAATCCTTGAGCTTCTATTTGGAGCTTACCACAATGTTACGAAAGTCAAGGAAGGCCTAGTTCCTCAGCCACCTGAGCTTCTAGTTCCCTAACGCGCTTCTCGAGAATTGCCGTTGTCTTGCTCTCTACTGCTGGAACAGATTTCTGGCCGCCTTCTTGAGTCTGAGGTAACGGGTCTTTAGGGGCGTCCATGGATTTGGAAACCATGTTCTGAGCCAGCCAGTCTTTAATTTCTTTGAGCTCCTGAAGGACCGCAGACATAACCATGACGCTCTGTTTGAGATATTCGAGCATTTGGTTCCCAGAAGGCGGCTCCTCCAGCTTGACTGGGGCAGTCACAGAGCCGGCCGCTGGAGCGGCGCTTTCCGTAGCTTTCTTCTTCTCCTCTTCCTCGACAGCCATCTTCAAATGATCGCCCATTGAAGCCTTGTACTTGTCAGGGTCGCATCCTTTCTCGTCGCTGCACATTCCCATCGCCGCCGCTACTGCTTCCTCGGGGGTTTTGCCTTCGGCGATAAGGGCGGGAATTTTGGAGCGCACGCATTCTTGCATCTGGCTTTCAAGAGGATCGCTCTCGGTCGTGGGCGGCGTAGTCGCTCCTGCATCGTCCGCCGATTTGGTCGAAGACTCAGAGCCCTTTTGCTTTTCGATGTCGGCAGCATTTGCCTGGGTCAATTCTTCCTTGGGAATGGACAGCTCCGAGGCGATCGCCGCCAAAGCGTTGTCAGTAACAGGGGTCACGTCCCCAGACATGATCCGAGAAAGCTCCTCGCGGTTACATCCGCCCTTCTGGCAGATCTGATTCATGAGCGTTTCTTTGTCGAACTTGTCCACTTTCTCCATGTCAGAAAGTTTTTCAGAGATCAGTTTTGCGACTTGCGCACCCTTCACCTTCATAATCTCGGCCCTCGCTTGGTTAACAGATTTGCACTTGCCGATAGCCTCAGCCAGCGCCTTGCCAGATGTTACATCGAAAGTGGCGCTCGCAACCGACTCAGGCTGACAAGGCATTGTGACTAAAGATACTTCCATCAGGGACCACTCTTGGGCGAATTTCACGCCTGGGTACTTAGGATCCCGTACCCACACTTCATCTTCGTATCGAATGCTCAAGGCCTTGGTTGCGCCTTCTTTGGTCAAATCGCGCAAGTAGTTGGCCATTGGCAAGGCTTGGGAGTTTGTCCATTTAAGCTTGACCCAAAGGCCCTCTTCTTTCGGGATCGCTTCAATGCCCTGACCGAGAGGAAAGCTTTGGTCGTGGTTAAAAAGGAAAGCTGGAACCTTCTTCCACTTCTCCAGATTGCAAAATGGATTCATGCGCTCGCCCACTCGGTCGGGAAGGTTGTAGTTAGCCCACCCCTCCAGGTAGAAGTTCCCCTGCTCGTCTTCGTAAGACTTCAAATTGCTTTGCTGTATGACTTTGTATCCCATCAGTTATCCCCTTCTTGTTTCTTTGGAACCTTAATTGATCTGCGATCCTCTGGCGGGATCACAAGCAGTGTGCATCTACAGTTGTGCACGACTATGCCATTTGCTAGGTATTGCTCACTATCCGTGTGGAGATTGTAGACGTTATGCCTGCCAAAATTCCTCTGAACATCGACAATTTGATCCATAGTTACGTTAATGAACTCAGGAGCGAGAACGCTCTTTCCAGGGATTTGGGAATCTCTAGGCCAACGATTCGCAGAAGACTTGTCGAGGCCGGAGTTACTATCCGGGGTCGATCTGAGGCTGAAAGAGTCAAGTGGGCCCGAATGAGTGCCAACCAAAGATCTCGGCAGATCTCCAGAGCGCACGGAGCTGTCAGAGGAGTCCAAAGATCCGCCCGAGAGTTGGCCGAAAGAGCTGTGACCAGATGCAGAACCCGGCAATACGTCGGAAGATACGAGGCCGAATTCTTTGCTGAGCTCGTCAGAAGAGGCTTTGACGCCCAAATGCAAGCTCCTGTCGGCCCATACAACATCGACATCCGCGTGAGTAACATCGCCGTGGAAATCGCCACCGGCACTTACTACCCTTTGAGCCGACCCCAAACGAGAAAGCGAACCATGCACCTCTTCCATAGTGGCATTGATCTGTTCCATATCGGGGCAAATCGGAGCTTCGAGGTTCAGGCTTGCGCAGATCAATTCGTCGCCTTTCTGCAATTGACCCAAAGCCATCCATCCAAAGCGCGTCATCACTGGGTGATTTTGGGTTCCGGTAAGCTCTCTGCCAGATATAGTTTTGAGGGTAACAAATTCACCCTCGTAGACGTGAGAAATGGACGCCTTAAGCTTGACCGATTGGGCGATTGTTGAGCCTATAAAACAGTTGATCGTTTGATTTGCTGGACCACTTGGGTCTCTTGGGAACATGAGGCCGTTGGAGAACGGCTTATCAAAATCGCGTTCCTCAGCCTGAAGTTTTACATGATCAGCCGTGTCCCATGGGTTTGTTCCGCGAACCCGAAGATCGCCCGCATTCATCCAAACTTTCTTGAGCCCAGGGATCATCTTAGCTGCGTCTTGAGCGAGAGCAGCTTGACCCAAAGAAACAGCCGTCAGGGTTTCGGTTCGTGCAATTGTCAGAGCCCTGGACTCTGCAAGCCCAGAGAAGGTGCTGACTAAAAGCTTCGCTGTGTCCTGGACTGACAGCTTTTCCGTCAAGGCTCTGTCAATGATCTTCATCACTGACTCAGTGGACGTGTTGCGAATGCTGTCGAACATTTTGATCGAGCGGGCCTCAAGGATTGCCCTTCGACCTTGCCGACCTTCCTCTTGAGCTGCGGCCAGAGCCGCCTGGTCCTCTTTGTTGAACAGAGGGCTGAGAGACGTGCGGTAACCCACGTCAATTGAGCTTTCTAGCCTGTCGTCGAACTTCTTGCGGTACTGGCTGTGGATCTCTTCATAGGATTTATCGAGCTCCTTTCGGTATCGCTCTTTGTCCACGGTTGCCGCTTTCTCGCTGGCGAACTTTTTGAACAGAGAGCTGGCCTTAACCACGCTCTTGGAGAGGAGCTCCAAAGCTAGATCAAAAACCTCTGGGATCTGGTTCTCTTCTTGATCCTTGTAGTCTTTCTCGGTCTGCTCAAAAACAGCCTTAGCCGACTCGCTGAGAGCGTTTGGCAGCGTGTCCGGGCCCTTGGTGCTTGTGGTGTCGATCGTGGGCGGCTCGACCTCCTTGGTGGCCTCAATGGGCGCGGGCAAAGCCTGGGCCTGTGGTGTTGGCTGAGGTTGGGGAGCTGCACCGTAGAACATTGGAAGCTGAGGCTGTGAGTTTTGGGACGCGATCACGTCTCCGCCCACAATGGGTGGGGCGTCATAAAATTTGGAGCGCAATTCATTTGGAGTGAAGAGAGGCATCAAGGAGATTGCGAGCTTTGCTTTGCTTTCCTCGTCATCTTCCAGAGCCGCCACGCTGGACTTGTCGAACCGCAAGCACTCATTTTGACGCAAGAGCCCGCGAGCTCGAAAGAACTGGGTCCAACGGCCCTCGATCATTTCACAAATCGGATTCAGGGTCATGAGCCAAAAGACTTTGAGCGCCATTTTGGCTTCTTCTGAGCCAAGAGAACCGGCCTCATTCAAGGAAACAATGTGCTTTGGGATTCTGAGGATCTGCAAGATTGTCTCTCGGTTGTTTCTGACAAGCTCGACAAGGTTCTGATCCACAATCTTGGAGTCGTGGGAGTTTGCCTTGACGCCTGGAGGCAGAACCATTGGGCGCCGTTGGTTTCTGCGGCCTGTTGTACTGATTTCCATTGTGCGGAGCAGGTCTTGCATCTGCTTTTTGTTGGTGTTCTCGGGCATCTCAAGAATGAACTGAGGAGACGCGCCTTTCTGGTAGAAACTCAGAACGTACTCGGAGCTGTATCGGTTAATCAAAGTCGACCTTTTGCCTGGGATGTAAGGGGAAAGTCCCCACAAAAGGCTCGAAGGGTTTGGGCGCATGGTGTGGCAGAGCTGGGCCAAAGGAAAATTGTTTTTCATGGCTTTGTTCATAAAACCATCTTCGTAGCCCATGGGGTAATAGAACATCCCAACAGGGTTTCTTTGCTGGTCAAAGTCGTACTGCACCAATTCAGCGCCTAGTTGGTACATCTCCCCAAGCTGTTCAGCGAACCAAAATACTGCATTCCCGAGTTGGCAGAAATCGACCACTTGGTTGTAAAGAAACGCATGTCTGTCTTGGAATTTGTTTGGCCTTTCGATCACTTTGTTAAGCGGGTGGGCGTGGTTTGGGGAATAAGTCAGACCCTTGGCCGATCCTCTGTCGCTCATGATGTCATTCACATACAAAGGCAATTGCGAGATCGGGGCCGCTATCGAGTCCGTACAAATGAAAACCCAGTCCTCTGTGTAGAAAAGATTCTTCAAAGTCATGTTGTCAACAAATGCGCTTTGCTCGGTCCTAAACTCGGCGCTGGATTCGGGCAGGAAACGCCCGTTTTGGTCCAGCATCTTCACTTTGAAGTCCTGCCCCCGCGCTGGGGCCTTCGCTCGCGTTGCTTGCTTTGCTGCCACTTTCCGGCTCCTTTTTGATCCTCAGAATTCTCAATTCGTCCGGCGCCTCGATTCTCAGTTTCAATTGCCTGCCGCTAACATTCTCCAGAAAGATATTCTCGCCGATCTGAACCTTCATCTTGTGATCAGGGTGCATGTTGATCGTCAGAGCCATTGGAAACCGCCTGAGTCTTCGCCGTCCTCGTCACTGGCAAGGCTACCATAGCCCCCCTCGTCTGAGTCGGCTGGTTCATTTACCAAGTCGTCAAGGAAACGCACCTCAAAGGCTCCTTGCGTGATCATCTGATCGACCACGGAGAACCCAAGGAACAGAGAGCAAACCACGTCATCGTGTTGCCCGCTCGGCGCGTTGAATTTCATTCGCCCAAGCTCATTCGTTTCGACCTCAAAAGCGTCCATTTCGCGGATCAAAGTCTCCCAGTTAGGGAAGCGCACTTTGCCGTGCTGAATCGCCACCATAAGCTTTGTAACCATTTCGGCTTTTGACTCATTGGTGAACACCACGCCTTTGACGCTCCATGGGAGTTGACTCATGAGCTCGTCGATCACGTCCCCAATCCCTGTCTTGTCGTGGACGACCTGCACAACGTCTTTGAATTTTTTCCCAAACTCAAAGATTTGACGGATCATGGTGCGGTAATTCTGGCCATTAAAGCGCATCCACCCAACCACGCGAGCGGGGCGAGTGTTAATATCCCAAGCTGTGAACACCGTGTAGTCGTGCGTCCTAGCCCAGTCAGCGCCGATCACCACTTCCATTTGGTTAGCGTCAAAGGGAACGTGTAATTCTCGGTCGGCCTCGTCGAAGTAGACACCCTCGCAGAGTGTTCGGAAGCCCGAAAATACATCTCCATCATCTACAAATTCGGCTTCGTAAAGCTGTTTGAACATCCTTGCGGGCAAGGTTCTTCTTGCTTGCTCAACCACGGCTTGGGTAACAAAAGGGCTGTCGATGGTCTTTGCTGTTGCGCAGAACATCTCATAAGGACGTTCGTTTCTTTCGCACCACCGCATGTGGTCTTCGATGTTTTTGTAAAGTTTATAGACCCAGTTCTTGCCCCTTGGAGTGGTTGTGATCGCAGTCCATCCGTTGGTTTGCGTAGTTGTCGAGGTGTGCGAGGCATAGACCTGCTCGGGCATTTTAGAGGCTTCATCTAGCAAGGCCCCATGGACCCGCTCGCCTTCGATCGTTGTCTCGGGGTCTTGGGCGTGGATGCACTTAACAAGAGCGTTGTTATGCCGCCACCGCATCCAAAGCTTGGCCGTGGACTTCTCTGGCTTCATGGCGTCGTAAGTGGCGGCGGCTCTCGAGTAGTCGGAGTCGGACCAGCCTTCGGGGCGCTTAAGTCGGTCGGCAAAGATCCGTTCCATATAACGAAACGTAATCGAACTGAGTGCATAGGTGGGCGCGATGATCCGAAAGAGCCCGTGCTGGTCGGCGGGACACAGCATTGACATGGCAGCCATGCGAACCGAGCCGCCCAGGGTTTTCCCGCACTTTGTGCCTAGGACGAAAAGTTGCAAGCGACATTTTGAAGTCATCAAATCGTGCTGCCAGGGCGCATACGCCTTGGGAAGCTGGAGTTGAAATGGGTTGATCCTCCTTGGCACTGCGACCGCACGCACGCCTTGAGGGATCATTGAATCGGGAAGGTTCAAAGGTCACCGCCGACGATCTTGAGGGGGATCTTTTTGGGCACCACATGAGTTGCGCCGTCATCCTGAAACTGCATCTCGAAGCTGAAAAGCTCTTCTTGCGAAAAGTCCTGTCCTGATTCTTTCTCCGACAGCCATGAGAGAATGTTTTCGTTCACGGCGTCCTTAGCGAAGGCTAGGAGTTTTGAGGCCGCATTAACCCTCTCTCGCATGATCGCGAGGTCTTCTTTCTTCGCATAGACCGCCTCGGTTTTTCCCTCGACTGTTACCCGAACACCGCTTGTGGCTTCCCGCAGGGTTTGGATCGCCTCGGGCACTGCTTCTCTGGCTGCATTCCTGAGCATGATTCTTTGATTCACAAGCTCCCGCTTGGTCTGTTCGGTCACGCTGACTTGGATTTGCAGGGCTGTTTCGTAGGGGATTTGGTGCAGTTTTGCCACTTGATGAGCTGACATGCCAGCAACAAATCGCATTCTGATACGGTCGTACAAGTCTTCTGACATCAGAGCTGGACGCATTTTTGAGGCCCTCCATGGCTTCGCATTGCTCTTACCTTACCAAAATCTGGAAATGAGAAAGGAGAGATTCCGTCCCTGGAATCCCTCCCCTTATCCCCACCGCATGAAGCGATCACCAAGGTTACCCTTGGCTTTGGAAAACTTACCTCATTTCATGCCGAGGTGTGCGGCCAGCTTTTCAAGGTCGATGAACCCCTCAATGCTAGATAAGCTCCGCTGAGTGACCGCCTCTCTGTTTCCTCGGTTTCCTTCCGCACAAACGAAGTAGCCGCCTTGCATTCTGAGAAAGATCCCAATGTGGTCAGCGTAGCGGTCGCCGTCCCAATCGAAGATCACCACGTCACCTTGCTTGGGTGCTCTGGTTCCCCGAGGGATCCAAGCTCCACAGGCTCTCGCTTGAACGTCCCACATCTCGACGAGAGCCACCGTTGCCCAACAGCCGGGGGCCTTGAATTTGTCCGGGACGTTTACACCGGCTTGGCGAAGGCAGAAGGTCACCCATCCAGCACACCAATTCCAAAAGTCATCGTTTTGTGAGGCCCCCAGGTGGCCCAAAGCTTTCATTGCGGGGCGAAGAGGATCCAGGATTGTTTTGTCGATCTCATTGCCTGGGCTGTGCGATCTTCCAAGCCTTGCAAGCGCCTCTGACTGCGTAGCCACGAGCTTTCTGAGATCGCCTTTGGATGGGTCCGCGATTGGGGTCGAAGGCTTTTCATAGACGGGCGTCCAGCCGGGAAGCTTTGCGTGCTGACCCAGAGCTGCCCATGTGAGGGGGCCCACTTCGCCATCAATGTCCAAACCGAGATCGTCCTGAAATGCTCGGACCTCAGCGAGTGTTGCGGGCCCGAATTCGCCGTCTACTTCAAGAGGCCCATAGCCGCAGCCGTTGAGAGTGTTTTGGAGCACTTCGACGCCTATGCCAGTGTCACCAAATTTCAGATCGGGCTTGTCTTCGCGCACTGGTTTAGTGGGCGTTGGGATCGGAGCGTTTGCCGCTGAGATGATTCCGCGATCAAACATGCGCTTGAGGAAACAGACAGCGCCGATCTGGCTTGATCCAGCGTTAGGATCATACCGACCATCAGCGACGTATTTTCCTTTTGACCACAGATTTGACTGTGCATACAGGTAAGGGCTTCTGATCCCTTTGTTTCTGTATCCAAAGCCATTATAGGACTCAAGCAAGTAACAAATTGAAGCCACTGACCAATCATCAATCTGTGGAACGCTTTTCATTCCAAGCGCGTCTACTGCCGACTCTTCAAATGTAAAAGGCGGGTTTCCTCTGAGTGGTCTACCAGCCGGAACCAGGCGTGTCCTCGCGGTGAGCGGATCCCCGTTGTGAAGGTGCTTGTCGAATCGACCTGATGCCTCCATGAAGTGGATGATCGCAATCACAAACCAAGGGGTAGCGTCTGTTCTGCGGGAAATATCCTGGTAGCGCCCTTGGTTCCTGAGAAAAACTTTGTCGATAATGGTGTCAACGTCAGTCAGCCAATCTCTACTGACCTTCAGCGCAGCCCAATTTTCATCGTAGCCAACAGCCAAATCTTTGGGCGTGCGTAAAGGCGCATCAATGTCGTCTGGGTCTACGGCAAAAGTGAAGCGTTGGCCTGGGGCAAAAGCTAGGTTCTGCATGTATTGGGACTCCTGCAATGGTGGGTTTTAGCACTTCGACAACCACTCTCGCCGAAGCTGTTGACAGTATGCCAGAGGTTCAAAATCTTGGAGAGCGTCAAGTTTTTCTCCGAAGACAATTCTAGGAGCCAAGATCGAAAGAACCACTCGGAGATTTTGAATGTTCACAGCCAAATCGTAAGATCCCTTTTCTTCCTCAATGCGCTCCCAGACTCGGAAAAGCTCGTGAGCGAGAGTTTTGTATTCTTGGGGCATCCGAGAAAATGGGCCGCAGCATTCGTTCATGAGCGCCAAGATTTGCTGTTTTGAGAGGGCTGGAAATTG